GACTGGCCGTTCGATCCAGGCCCATTCGGCGTATGGTCGCAGTGAATATCTGCTCAGCGCGAGAAGCGTGAATTCTGTACTTGGTCGCAAGCTGGGTAAACGTAAGGCCGCACGCCCTGTCCAGGGTAAGTGCCTCGTTGCGATTATAAGCCATAAAAGAACACCCCTTAACGCTTCGCCAGCACGCGGCCACGACCGTAGGACGACGCTTCTATCAAGCGCTCCACGACGCCAATGTCTTTTACGACGTCATCCAGCAGGATGTTTCGCCATGTCGCGAAGCGCCCCAGCGAAAAGATGCCGAAATCATCTGTCAACTCATACAACAAACCTTCCCGCTCACCGCGATCCAGATCGACAATCTTGCCATACTTCTGGTCAACAGCGCCGATGAACTCCAACTCACCACTTGGAAGGCCGAATGCTTTGCACACTTGCAGGATGTCAGGGCCGCGATGCATCGATTCGACAATCAGCAAATCTCCCGTGATTGAGGCACGGAAAACGCTTGTCTCTACGCCTGGGAAGTAAATTGTTTGATAGATGTCAGTTCCACGCGGCAACCGATAGCGCTCAACGGCAATGGAGGATCGCTGGAAGTCAAGCTGGGAAAGGTCATACCCGCACAACTTCAGGATCACCGGAAGTGGAGCGGTGTTGATCTTCACGCCGCGCGTATGAACATCAATATCGGTGATTCCTGCGCTCCAGAGGATTCGTTTTTCACGCTCCAGGCGATCAGCCAGCCTGTCATAGAAGTCCTCAGGCGCGATATAGCGCGTAACGGTATCCAGGTTCCAGATGGATCGCCCGGCATACAGGCCTGCCACCTTCTTGCTGTAGGCGTTGGCCAGGGCAATAGTCGGTCGGTGGATCGACTCCCCGCAAACGTTGATTTCTTTGTGAACTGTCACCGGCTTGAATTTGACGCCGGTGAGGTTGGCAACATCCTCACCACGAAAGCGCAACAATGCTTTGTGTTGCTCAATGCGTGGACCCGCTTCCTTTACAATGGCATTCTTGAAATGGCAAGCTGCCATCATACCTGCCAGACCACCGCCAATGATGGTGATATCGTTCATAGCATTCCCTGAGTGAATTATGGGCAAAAGAAAGCCCGGCTAAGGTGCGATTATAACTCGCAGCACCCTAGCCGGGCAAGTGAACAACCTAGTAATTAGGCGTCGTGTTCAGCATCATCGGATGGCTCATCGCCTTCTTCTGGATCCAGCGGCTCAGGCTGTGGGGTTGGGCCGTCTTCAGCAGGCGCGGTGTCGTCTGCATAGGTGAAGTCCAGGTGACCCATCTCTTCCAGCTTGGACAGGTAGCTGCGCAGGCTGGTGCCGTACAGCAGGTGATCCATCTCGCCACCCAGGGCTTCGATGTCGTACACTTCGCCGACTACGCAGTTGTCTTTGATGTACTGCAGCACCTTGCCGCGAATCGACAGCGCTTGAGGCGACGACAGGCCCTGGCCGGTGTAGATGATGCCAACGGCCTTGGAGCGACGGCCATCAGAGGCTTTGGCAGCACGACGGTCAGCGATGGCCTGGCGACGCTCTTCGGCTTCAGCAGCGCGACGGTCTTTCTTGGCCTGGGCATCAGCGGCCTTCTGGGCTTTGGAAGCCGCTTCGCGCTCTTCTTTGTCCTTGGCCTGTTGGGCCTTGGCCTCTTCGCGCTCAGCCTTTTTGCGCTCAGCTTCTTCCAGCTTCAGCTTGGCGCGCTCTTCTTTCTTCTGCTCGTTTTCCAGGCGCTTCAGCTCAGCCTTTTCTTCACGCTCAGCCTTGGCCTTTTCGGCCTTTTCGGCGCGGTCGGCTTCACGCTTTTCGTTCTTGGCCTTGCGCTCTTCGGCCTTGGCCAGACGCTCAGCTTCACGCTTTTCTTCGCGTTCTTTGCGCTCAGCATCTTTCTTTTCTTCGCGAGCTTGACGCTCAGCTTGCTTGGCAGCTTCTTTCTGCTCTTTGGTCAGTTCGGTTTGTTGCTCTTGTGCTTGTTCCATGATGAAAGCCTCGGTAGAGTTGGGTTTGGTCAGGTATTTGCGTTTCCTATGGGCGTATTATTCCGCGACCACAGGGTGAAGTAAAGCGATTCAGCCCATAAATGACCATATAGGCTGAATAATCCGATACTCGGCACAGACAACTTCAGTGAACTAGCTTAGTTGGCACCGGCAACTCGCGCGGCAGATCCAGGCACGTCCAGCGACTCCAGATTCACATTGTAGCCCGCCAGGCGCAGCTCTTCCGGCGTTACCTTACGGGCGCGCATGGTGTGGCCAGCGGCGCGTCGGCTGTGGCGATTATGGCCGCTGCTGTAGTTGGACAGGTCGGCCTCTACGGAAGCCTTCTTCTTGGCATCCTTCGGGCTTTTTGCGCGTTGGAAACCGATGAATAGACCGCCACGGAATACCACATAGATGTCATCTTTCATTTTGCTTGCCTCATCAATGGCGATTACTTCGCCATCAGTTCCGTTGTATGCTTCTGCAAGCGCTTCATCGCGCTTAATTGCTTTGAGGTCCATTGTATTACCGATTCGGGTTGAGGCAGAAAGTCAGGTGGGTGATGGCGCGAGTAATCTGGGTGTATGCAATCTTTGCATAGTTGCCCAGAAACTCTTCAATGACCAAAACATACGGCCACTCGCTGCCCTGTGCTTTGTGGGTGGTCAGAGCATAGCCAAAGTCAAAGCCGCCAGGGGTCTTTTGGGCCGACTTCCTGATGTCTTCGTCTTCGGAAAACGATGCAGGGTTGAACTTGACCAAGATTTCTTTGCCATTGGTCAAAGACTTCAAACGAATGAGCATTTTGCCTTCATCTTCGCCCTGCTCATCACGGTCTTCTTCAGGGATTTCTTCATAATCGATGACGATGCCCTGCTCACCGTTCATGAAGTTGTAGCCGTGCTGGTTGAACATACAAACTACCTTTTCGCCAACCTGCGGCAGCGGTCCAGAGTAGCCCAGGGCCTTACGCACACGCGCATTGGTTTCTTCGCGAGTGTTGTTGTAGCAGCAGATGATTTGACCGTCTTCGCCAGAGTGTCGCACAAGTTCATCGATCTTCGGATAACGCTTGTAGACCTTGACGTCATCGTACTCGCGCGGTGGCAGACGGTTGCCCTTGCGCACAAACATGGAAGCGCGAACGATGTTGCCAGCGTTACGCTCGATGGTCTGCAGAAGCACATCCTCTTTACCCTCAACGTACACACCAGCGTCGCGCACAGGATCCACCTGTCCGAAGTCACCCAGGGCCAGGACAGGCACGCCATGGCCTAGCAGCTGGCGATTGTCGTGTTCTCCAACCATAGATGCTTCATCCAGGATGAACAGACGCGGCATTTCATCCAGAACACCTTTGCCGATGAAGATCGGCTCGCCGTCCTCGTCTTCACCGCGAACGTTGTAGATCACCTGGTGCATGGTTCGCGCGCCTTTACAACCCTTTTGGCGCAGTCGGCTTGCGGCCTTGCCAGTAGGCGCGATGAAAATCACCGTAGCTTCAACCGAGCGCGCCAGGAATGCGGAGATTTGCCGCGCAATTTCTTGGGCAACAGTAGTCTTGCCGGTGCCTGCAAAGCCAGCCAGGAAGAATGCTTGTTTGCGGTGCTTCTTCATGTGCCAGCCCTTGAACCAGTGCACGGCTTCGGCAATGGCATTGAGCTGTTCGGCGTTGAACTGGATGGCCGGGGCTTCAGTTTGTTCGGTCATTCTGCAGCCCCTCGCATGACTTCGTAAATGTGATAGGCCAGGCGCTCGCGAGTGACCACGGTGCCGAGGAACTTCAGAATCGGGACCAGTGCAGAGTCAATCGCGTAGCCGGTGCTGAAGACAATGAATTGGCGCTTTTCATGTGGCTGATCTGTGTCAACCCTTGCCCAAATACAAAGGGAGTTGCTATTTGGGTCTTGACCCACAGAGTGAATTTCTGCGCCCTTTTGCAGCATGATACTAGTCGGCATATGTCCGACCAGGTACTTATAGATGGTTATCACATTGGCTCCTTTCTCGGTTCTTTCTTCAAGGTTGTGGAGAATAATGCAGACTTATTCTAAAGGCAAATGATAAGTTAACTTGCAACATCCAGGCAGCTATAATAAGGACTTCTGCTAACTAACGGCAATAAACGGACACAATTATGAGCGAGCCTATGGGCATCAAAAAGTTCAATGGCGATGCAATCACTGCGTTTGCATTCGCGGAAAGTCAGTTGCTTGGGGCCGACTTCTGGCGCGTCATGGCGCCTCTGTCATTCTTCTTTACCTGGAAGGGTGTGGCATACTCTGTGGATATTCCCATGGGATACCTCACAGACGGGGCCAGCGTGCCAAAGCCGTTCCACCCGCTTGTAGGCCCATGGGGTTCGCACGGACCTGCTGCGATTGCCCATGATATCATGTGCGAGTACCTGAAGATTTGGGACATCAGCCGAACGCGCATGGTTGACATCAGCCGCAAGGACGCCGACGACATCTTCAACGAAATCATGAAGGCTTGTGGAGTGGACGACGAAAAGCGGGCGCTTATCTATGCAGCCGTGCGGACCTATGCCGTCACCACTGGCAGAACGCGCCCTAGCGCAATGTACACGGCGGCCAAGCGGAACGCTGAAGCCAATTGGGTCAAGGATCAGGAAGCCCAGGGCAAGCGCGTTCCGGTGATCGTGCACTATGGCGCGACCGTCTGATAAAAGAGTAGCTCGCCGGTCTGAGATCGCTTATACTCGACCGGCATTTCAACTTCACGAGAAAGAACTAGAATGACTATACCTAAAGATTGTGAACTTTTGCAGTGCGCAATTTCTGGCATCCCTGTCGAGTTCCGCACAGAAGCATCGACCTACGGTGACATGTTCACCATTGAAGAGTTCATGGAATGTGTCAAGTGCGGCGCGTTCATCGACAGTGACGGCTTCGGCCAGTTCTCTGACGGCGTGTACGTAAGCTATGAGGCGCCGCACGACGACTGGTTTCTGGGTGGCTGGAACTTCATGGCACCATCCCATTGCCCTGTCATGACCTGGGATGTCGTGATGCCTTCGAGAATGAAGCGCGGCACTATCGACATCCCTGCATGGGCCACTCACGTGCTGTGGTTCAACAAATGACCAAAGTCCCTAAATTCCCAAAGGTGCCGAAAGGGCCTGTGCTGCCAAAGCATCCGGTTGTGCCGAAGGGCGCGCCGACTTATATGGAGCGACCAAACGGCGCCCGTATCTTCTGGACGGCATTTAAAGACGGACCTTGGAAAGGCATGCGAGCGTACATGCCAACCGGATTCGCCACCTTGACCATCAACATCGGCGGCCATGTTGGTCGTTACGTCGGAAATACTTGGGAGCCAGCACAATGAACAAACCTCTCGAAAAATGGCAAGTAAACGGTGGCAAGCGCATCATCAAACTTCTGCGCAAGCATTGCCATCCAGGCCGTGAATTGCAGCTGTTGGTGAACCTGATCAACTACCATTTCATTCACACTGCCGCAGAACTGGACAAGGCCACCTGGCACCCGCCGTACCACATCAAGAACTCGGTTGAGCACGATGGCTGGAAGTGCGTCCAGTTCCTTCTGCAATGCCCGTACTTCGTCCCTGGGCAAATCTACCAGAAGCTAAAGATAATCTGTAAGAACCAGAACGCGATGCGTATGGCCTACAGCCGTCTCGGTGATTCGCCGCGCTGGTGCCGGAACTATGAAGGTCTGGATCACCGTTGGAGCCCATCCTGGGGCACCGGTCGTGAGTTCTGTACCAAGTGCGGTATGCCTCGTTACCCAGATCTGCCGTTCGTCAAGTTCGGTGAACCTGCGGTTGAGTTGCTGCCTCCAGCAATCAAAGATTCACCAAACGTTGTTGTGGAGCCCAAGCACCAAAGTGCCTTGGACAAATCGACACTAGACGATGCATTGAACTTGTTGTCCAAGGTGGATGCGAGCCGTCCAAGAACGTTCGGCATTATTAATGACCAAAAAGTCAATTGGGATATGGCCTCTGCAGAACCAGACACGACAATTCCAGCCTTCACGCGCAACAAGCAGTATGACTGGGATCGCCTCAAGGCCATATTAGCAGAGACTGGTGAAATTCGAATCCGCTCCAACCCAGAATCTTTGGAGTTGACGCGTGTCATGTTCGGCTGGTACAACTGGGTTCCAGTTGAGAAGGAGTTGCCTCCATTCAGGGAACTCGTATTGGTCGCGTTTGATACGCACGCTGGCAAGCAGTATACTACCGCCAAGTTGGTTCATCAGAAGATGTGCGCTGCGCCTGAAAGTGACAACTATGCGTACATTTGGTATGTCGAAGTAAGCAGTGGCCATGAGCTTCGAACTGTGACCCATTGGCAGCGCATCAGAAGGGTTGACGGAGATAAACCTGGATCTGTTCTCTCGCAGAAGCCTTATGCGGAACTGCAGAAGGAGCGGGATGGCCTACAGGCAGAAGTCAAACGGCTACAAGCAGTCATTGACCGTCTGGAAGACGAAAAGCCACGTTCCAATTACTGAGGTGGAATAATGAGCGACGAACAAGCATACGCAGAAATTGCCAAGATGGATCTGCGCGGCCTGATGGAAGTTGTGGAGCAAAATCCACACTACCTTGCAGATCCGCATTATCGGGGCTATGACAAAGCCATATTGGCGCGTTGGGAAGAGTTGTGCATTGATGACGAGGACGGCGAAGAGGTTGTCAAAGCCCTCCAGGCGCGCATCAAGGTGTTGGAGAAAGAGCTGGAAGGCCTGAAGACGGCCAACGCCAACATCACCTACTACATCCCGAAGAAGACCTGCAGCATGAGCTCATTGGAGCACGACGGCTGGCAGGCTTGCGTGGATGAGATCGAGAATGCGCAGTATGAGGCCAACAAGGCCGCGCAGGATGCCATTGATTATACACAGGCGATGCCCAAGGAGCCTTGTGGCCTGGACGGGCCTATCGGACCGAACCACTGTGGCTGGTGCTCGACCTGTACCGCGCCCTGGGAGCACCCAAATGCTGTGATAAGGGCATTGGCCATGCGACAGACAAAGCAGTCCGAAGGCGACTTCTGGAGTCGTCTGGGTGACGATATGGGAGTCGCACCAGAGGCCAAACCAACGCCACAAGTCGAAGTCCCTTCAGAGAAGGATGCGTGCGTGGTCTGTGAGGGTTGGGGTTCTGTGTCAACCGGCATCACCGAGGCTCCAACCACAACTTGCAATAAATGCGAAGGGACCGGGAAGAAGGCAAACAAGTGAAGACCCGCAAAGAACGCCTGGAAGACTGCGAGCGCTTCCTGATCGAGTTGCAATCCACTATTCCTGAAGACGAAAGGGTGATGGCCGGTTATGCAGAAGAAGCAACAGTCCAAACAGACGCCACCGGCAAAAAGATTAACGGTGGCTGGTGGCCAGTGCCTTGGAAAGAAGGCAAGTTTATCAACGCTAATTCCAATGCTTATGCTTGCATCAGCTCAAGCATCAAGACCCCAAACCCAAAGACTGGGGAAATGCGGTACTGGCGCGGCGAAGCATCCTTTGGCCACGGACTTGCCCTCATGGTGGATGACATTGGCCACGGGAAGGGTTCCAAAGGAGGAATGGACCTCAGACACTTCTACAACATCCTCAAGCCCACCGCTACCGTTGAAACATCCCCAGGAAACTACCAACTTTGGTACTTCTTCGATGAGCCAGAGCCTAGCATGCCACGCTTTAAGGCTTTCCTTACTTCGTTTGTCACAAACGTTCTCAAGTTGGGAGGAGACAACACAATTAAAGACGTCAGCCGATACGGTCGGATGCCGATTGGCTACAACAATAAGCGACACTCCCCGGCTGGACCTCTTAAATACCCAGTGGACGAAGGCGGTGTTGTTCCGTACACCGTTGAACTTAAAGATGCGGACTACACCAGACGATACTCCATTGAGCAAATTGCTCGCGCATTTCAATTTGAAGTGCTAGTCCCGATCAAGAAAACGTTCGTCATCGACAAGGAAGAATATAAATATGACGTACTCTGGATGCGAATGGCCGAACGCATCCTGGGTGCTGCCAAGTTAGGCGAAGGCTCGGGCGGCGATGTCGTCATGAACATGTCAGGCAAGTATCGCATCCAATGTCCATGGGGCAACGAGCACACCAACGGTGATCCATTCGGCGCCTACTTCCGAGGGCCGATTCCAGGCGCCGACGTAGAGTTTGTTTTCGGATGTGCTCACGATACTTGTCGTAAGCTTCACCGACGCACCTGGGCAACTTTTACTGATCAAATCGTTATGCCCAAGATTATTGATTCACTTGAGGAAATCAACCGGGCCCACGCCGATTAACAGTTGCCGCGCCGCGCCCTGATAAACGATAATCCAGGGCGCAGGCCAACCCTCTATTCCAACCAACCGGCACATAGCGCTGTCGGACATAAACCATGAAGGAATTGCTAAGTGTCTAAAGTGACTGAGCAGAATGAACTGCTTGCCTCTGTTGTGTACCTGAACATTCACCAGGTAATCTGCAACCGAGATTACGACATCTTTGAAGATGTTTCCAGGTCTGACTTCAAACGCCCCATCTCCATCAACGTTGCCCGCAACAGCGGCAATGGCAATCAAATCTCTCATGTCACCGTCGAGTTTGTAGGCCTTCGCGCCAAGTTCTTCTGCTGCATGACATTCGACGGCACCGGCGACCACGGCACCTCGTTGGCGTCCTTCGCCATGCCCAAGTTGAAGTTGAACGCCAGCCAGAAGCTGGTAATCATGATGTCGATCATCAACTACATGATCCATCTAGGCTACATCAACGCCGATTCCGAATTCTACGCAGAGAAGTTGTCCAGTGAGCTCAACGGCGGCGTTGGCAACATTCTCAGCAAATACGACACGATCCAGAACAACTCCCTTCTGTACATCGAGCACCTGAGCCGTCGCCCTGAGAACAGGGGTCAGCTGGCACTCAACCCTGTGACCTTGCCAACCACCCGCTACTAAGGTCACACCCAATGGACCATATTGATAACGACGGCAACGAAAGCGATCTGCCAGAGGCACTTCCTTGGGAAGACGCTGGCATGAGCGATGAGCTTAACGCTGCTGAGATGGAAACCCACAAGGCCACGTTGAAGTTGGCTGAGCGGGCCGCGCAAGGTGAATTGGCGATCCAGCAGATCCGCCTGGAGAAAGACCTTGTTAAGCGAGCGAAGGCCCTGGCGGCCATCGGCGCTGTCGAATTCCCCGATGAGAAACAGGTACGGGCCGGTGACTTGATCGTCATGCAACCCCAACCGACCGACGACAACCGCTGGGCTGCATTCGATGCACTCTTTGGCGACGTCGATAGGCCCCACATCAACACGTTTATGGGCCGGTTGGTGGATTGGCGCGGGCAGATCGTTGACGACCGCTATTCGATGGTGGAATTGGTTCGCGCTGTGGCTGCAGCTGGCCTTCGCGGGCAAAGCGCTGACTCGATCCGACGCGCCTTCAAAGAATGGGCAATGACCCAGCAGTGGAACGACCTCATTCGCAACTTCGAGCAACGTGTGCCTGAGTGGGATGGAAAGCCCAGGATGCGCACCAAGCTCATCGAAATGTTCGATTGTGACAAGTCCGATCTTTCTGATGACTTCGGGCAATACTTCTGGCTGTCAATCTACAACCGGGTGATGAACCCCGGCTGTCTGGCGCCCATGGTGCTGTCGTTGTTCGGCACCCAGAACGCCGGTAAGTCGTATCTGTCCAAGCGCATCTGTGAGTTGGTCCTTCAGGATAAGAAGGCTGACGCGGTGCAGTTGGACTTGAGCGCTGACAAGAACGAATTCCTGCGTGAGATCACCGGCAACTCAATCATCGCGAACGTCGGTGAGATGACCGGCTTCACACGCGGCGACCTCAACAAGATCAAATCCTTCATCACCACCACCTCTGACTCGATGCACTATAAGTATGAGGGCACATTCCGCCAGGAACGTCAGTGGATCATCGTGATGGACGGCAACAAGTACGAAGGCCTGCAGCGCGACGATACGGGCAACCGGCGCTTCTATCCAATGTTCGTTGGTCAACTGCCTGACAAGTTTGGTCAGCCCCAATGGCGTGAACACTTCTCTGCCGACTTCTCCACGTTTGATGAAGACTTCTGGCAGATCATGGGCGAGTGCGCCGCGTGGATCAAGAAGTATGGGCAGAAAGGCTACAAGAAGTATGTGGACGATGTCAGCAAGAAGGTTGCCGCATTCAACCTGGGTGAGCAGAAACGCGACCGTGGCACCATCCGCGACGATGCGCTAGAGCGCTTCCTGATTCCAGTCCTCAAAGAATGCAGGAAGGTGTATTGGGATGGTCGCAAGCAAAAGGGCATGTTCATCTCCACGGCTGAGATTGCCATGGTGTACGACAAGTTTGACCGGAAGAACCGGCTCAATGATCGACACTTGGTGACGAAGATGGCGGCGCTGGGTGGCATCCCAACCTCAATCAAAAGCGGCTCGATGCGTGGATATATGTTCGAGCAATTCGAGACGACTGAGGATTTCAACGACAACATTGGCAAGATGGCTGAGGCTGATGAAGCCGATGAGAATGCGCTGAGTGAAGGTGCAGTGGATAATGTCGAAGATGTCAAGCCGAATGGCGGTGGGGAGCCTCACGGTGGGTTCTAATTGTTGATCTGAGGTGGCTTTATTGTGGCCGGTGAGCGCTTGTATTAGGCTTGCCGGCTTTCGCCATTCTGGGATTGGTGGCAATAAATCCGATGAACGGCTTTGGTTGAGTGTTGGGTTACTTGGTGTGATGGTGGTTTTTCGGTGAAGTGAGGTGGAAAAATGAAAGTGAGTTGGCGGTCTTGTTGTAGTCGAAGGAATGGCGATGCTGGTTTTGTGTGGTTTGCCGATTGGTGATGTGGATCCGATAAACGGCGTTTGAGTGGAAATATGTGTTCTTGTGTTCTTGATGTTGGGTTTAATGTGCCTAATTTTGGGTTAATGTGCTGTTTTTGTGGCTAGTTGCGGCTGGTTTTTAGGTGCTGGGAATTTGGGTCAAGGCCGCGCCGTTCGTGGGCTAGGGCGGTTAATTGCGGAGCCGCAACTAATTCAGCCGCAACTTCGCAGGCCGCGCCGTTCGTGGGGTTGAGGTACTTAGTTGCGGTTATTGCGGTTGCAACGCCGCAACGGCAAAAGGTCTAAGCCCTTTTCATTTTGTACTTTCCTAAAATTATTATTTATCTTAAATAAAGCAATTAAGTAGTTAGAACCCAGAGAATTCGCGGCCTTGCCAGTTGCGGCTGAAATTTTTCAATAGGGCGGCAAGGCGCAACGAACGTGCTCAAGGTTGCGAATTCATTGGGCTTGTGCCATCAGCCACCCTATTTCTCAGATGCCGTTTATCCGATCCGACTCTAGATGCCAGCAACTCATTTCAACAACTCCAGCATCAACTACGCGGCAATCACGAAATAATGCAGCTTGATCGCCAACACACAATCAACTTACACTAGTTGTTAATCGCCCATTAAGGACACAGTATCATGAGCAACAACGAAGATGGCGGCATCGAGAAGAAGCCACCATTCCTGTTTGCAACAGAAGAGTTTGCCATTGTGCATCGCGACCTCTTTGATCAATACATTGAGTATCGCATTCACGGTTATCACACGTCCACTGCCTTTAAGCGGGTATTTGGCGCAGAGAACTATGACGGCAATGCCCACATCCGCATTGAGAATATGGAGCACAACCCATATTACAAGTCCAGGTTTGCTCAGCGTCTGAATGAGGTCAAAACCACAGAGCTGTGGAACACCAAAATCAGCCTGAATGAACTATTGTCGTCAGCGCGAAATCCATTCGCCAAGGACAGTGTGCGATTGAACGCCATCAAAGAGCTCAACATCATGTGCGGCATCACCGTGGTTGATGAGTCTGGCAAGACGAAGGCAGGACGCTCGCTGGAGGACTTCTATCGGATGGAGGCTGGCCAGGATGCGCTGCCTGAGTCGCCTAGCCCTACCACCCACCACTAGAACCGGCCCAAATACACAGCCTTGGTGGGTGCCCTGTGGCGATTGGGTGCAAGTCCAGGCAAAGGTAGCGGTTAGCGGGTAGCGTGGCCAGGATGGGCTAGAATTCGATGGTGCTGTAGATGCAAAAACCCCGGCTCAGATCGCTCTGGCCGGGGTTTTGTTGTTTGAGGTTAGCAGTATCTATTCATCTCTTTGCATTCGCGATCCCAAGCTTCATCGTCCAGGTCTGCGAAATATGCATCCATCGCAGCATCATCAAAGAACGATACAGGGCTGAAGAGTCCATCAGCGCGCTGGGTATCAATGAAGAAGTCGCCAAAGAGCACATCATCAACACTGACTTGGCAAACAACGCCGTCAAAGTTCTTTGCTTGGATTTCCATGATCATCTCTGTATCCTCATTTGGGTAAGGCTTTCTGCCTTCCGATGAGTTCATTATACGCGAGTGAACGGGCAAAGCAACACTTATTTCATCAAAAGGTGACAGAAAGTGAAAAGCCCTCAATCAAGAGGGCTTTGGGTGTGGTTTGATCAAGATGCCTTGAACGATTTGATCAAGCCTGGAACAGCTTTGAGTCTGACCGCATAGAACTTGAACTCGCCATCAAACGCAACAGCGAAACGTTTGCCATCGCGCTTTGCCGTCCACCCCTTGTGGCCCTTGATTGGGTGGACAGTCTCATTGCTCTGGGTGTTTTGCTCTTCAACATACCAGTCTTCGCTTGAGGCGTTTTTCGCCAGCTCATCCTCGTACGATTTGATTGCCTTTTTCTGGGATTCAGTCAGCGCCTTCATCGTTCTGTCCTTTCTGGTAGTTGCCTTTCGATGAGCACATTATCTCGTGGCTTTGATCGAAAGGCAACACTTTATTTCACTTCTTTCCTGACTTTGAATCTTGCTTCTTGCGTTTGTTCGGGTGTCTCTTCAAGACCCGTCCGTCTTCGTCACAAGCATCCCAGCGGTCGCTATTGCGCTTGTGGGTGCCTTCCATCATTTCCGGTGTCTTCTTCATTTCACAAACCCTCCAGCCACATCTGTTCGGTCATTCTGGCGCCTCGTTGTCGTGCATATGTTGTACCGCAATCGGAACCGCCACACAACGACAATTAATCTGCTCACGGTGCGGATTGAAGCCGTGCCACGGCAGACCACGAGCAATGGCGTTGCGCTTGCGATTCAACAGCACGATGTTGCGCCCAGGCTGCTTGTGCCGCAATGGATCGCCTGGGTTGTGCCACAAGCGCTTGATGCGCTCGTCAACTTCGACCGGTGGGCCATTGCCAGCGTTTTGAATCGCGAACATAAGCCGCGTCCAACTGTACAACTTCCGCCACTTCTGCTTTGGTGTTCGTTTCATGCACCAGACCTCCTGTTCCACTTCTCAATGGCGCGGTCGGTTGCATCAGCCATTGCCTCTTCGTCAGATCTGTGTCGTTTATTGCCGTACTCACGCGCCCAATGGTGGGTAGTGCTCATCCCACTTGTGTGAGGTTTGACGCCGCACATGTAACGCGAAGAGCACATCAGATGTGCGAACACATCACTGCCAGAATTCGAAATACTCAACTCCGGCTGGCTCCCGCAGAACGGACAGGCCTTGGTGTTAGTCAACTGGATCATTTCCAATACGCCTCAATTGCTTGACAGATTTTGGCAGCCTCATGAGGTCCGACGATGGGGAGACACACCAGCGCGCAATACAGTGTGGTGTCGCCTTGGCCAGGTCGCCAGCCCAGAGTCAGCGCCCATTCATCCAGCTCTGGAACGCGGGCGCCTTCGAACATCCAATACAGGAATGTAGGATGGCCGACGTTCACGCCAGCCTCCTGGGCAGCGGCCAGCACCTTGAGGATGGAGGCCTGGGCGGTCACTTCACCACCTCATCTATGCGACTTCGTATTGAGTTCGGCAGGCGAAACCATGCGTCTGAGTCCAAATGCTCATGGAGCCACTTCAACAGTAAAACCGCTTCCGTCTTGGGGTTGACATCTGGCCATCCATCGGAAAGACACAATCGCGGGAATACCTGGCTGATGACTTTGCCACTCAAAGGATAGATGTAAACGTTGGTGCATGCCTCGTCAAGAACAATTACATGCTCACCGTGGCGGGAGTGGAATGGCTGCGTGGTGGCAGGCTGGTTGATCCACATGCGACGAATTGAAGGGGCCATCACTTGTATGTCTCCAATGCTTCTAAATACGCCTTCGCCCATGCGCGGCGTTGTGGGTTGAGGTAGCACTCTCCTTCAGACGATTCACGCCGAAAGTCGAATGCGCAGTTCACGGATTGGTCTTGAAATGGATACAGACGACTTGGAATTGTACAACCCTTGAATTGCCAAGTCAATTCATGCACGACAGCCTTGTGGGCTATTTCCAACAGCACCACGGCTGGGCTCATAGGATCACAAGGATTCATCATGATATCCCAGCGCATAGCTGCTATGCACAGCCCATCGCCACGCTGGAAAGGCAAGTTGCCTGGGTGTCCGCCTGCCTCTGCCCAGTTAATCCAGGATCGCAGGAAGTCGGCCACATACTTGCGACGGGCCGGTGGCAGAGTGGATGGCGCAAACGTGTGTTTAATTTCCATCACTCCACCTTGTTGAATCGGCTATCGATGAAAGGTTTGGCTGGTTCTGCAGCTGTCCCGTGCAGAGGCTGGCTTAATTCCGAGCGCGTCAGACCGTTCACGTTCACCTTGGCAAAAGTCTTGACGCGTTCACCACCGTCCAACTCAACGGATACAGTTGCGCCAAGCATAGCGATTTTGGCGATGAGGCCGTACAGCTCGACCTCAGGGATGCCAGCCTTTCCGCGTGACTCAACGGTGCCGACGTAAACGATTGCCTGGTCAAGGGTGTGGGTGCGATTGAACTCGACACAGGAGTGACCGAACCCAGCACAATCTGCCAGCTCACTGATGACATCGCAGTGTTGCAGACGATTGATGTTCGTTACAATGATCTTCATTTCACAGCCTCCAGGCCGTCGCATTAACGTGATTTGATTATAAGCCTATCACAAATGGCGATCAACAACTATTTGACGCAGAAACGCCCAGATCTGTGTGAGCCTCTGGGTGGTCGGTCAATCTACTCGAAACACCAAATCATTCGCCATCATCCAGGTCTTGCTACCCTTGCACTCTGGCGTTTTGCTCTCCATCAACACCACTTCGACCTGGCGACACAGAGGTGCGCGCACCGGCGAAAACCTTTCCTCTGGAAACCCAGGGATTGTGAACAACTCGCCGATGGCAATCTCATACAAGTGTACCAGTTTCATTTCTTTCTGTTCCTTTCTGAGATACCGGAAGGCCGGCACCTCAGAGTATAGCGTAAAGCTGGCATTTAGCAAGAATCGCCGTCACTCTCCAAACATTGGCGCGGCTGCACGGATGCAATCGCCCAGAGACTTGCGCATTGTGCCAGAAACGGAGTCGCCATCCAGACGGCACTCCCACCACGACTCGCCGCCTTGGTCAACGCGCACAAATTCCGCGCCGACCGCTTCCAGGTCTTTCTGCAGATTGGCAGCCCAGGTCTTCACAACTTCTCTCCATCAGTTGGCATGCTGCTTTCGTGCACAGAACGGTTGGCGATCTTTGCCATCGCAGCTTCAACGATGCCATAGACCTTCTGCAAGCTGAGCTGGCTGGCGACATAACGGCTGATAACGACACATTCAGGGCCGGTATGGTCCATGACGCAGAACTTGACATCATCGCCATCAACCGCAACGCAGATGTCCACGCCGAAGTCTTTGCACTTGGATTCTGCGCGAACATAGTCAGCCATATCGATGGCGATGGACAGAGAAAGCATTTGTGGCTTGGAGCGCATTTCACTCACCTCGTTGGTTAGGTATGAGCGGGATTATGCGCCAAGCCACAATGGAAGGCAAGTGATTATTCCTGCCAGAGTTCTGGAGGGATCTGGGCGGTGGTGTTATTCTTGGTCGCGACGATGGCACGCAGCGCGGCGATACGACGGTTAGGGCCGAATCCTTTGCCGCGCAACCCCTCAGCCACAGGCTGGTCGCTCCTGTAGGCGAACGCGCCGACCTGGCCGTCTACCTGGGCCATGAATTCGATGTGGTGCTTGTCCAACAGCGGGCCAGCCTGAGCCCAACGGTTCACCGGGTCATACAGCTCGTGCCAATTCGTCACTTTGCCGCGCTTGACGATGAATGTGCGGTGCGGGTTGCCATACTGCGGAGGCACAATGACAACCTCCAAACCTTCTACCATCGCCACGGCATACGCCAGGGCATAGCCGTCCAGCTTGCTGATCAAGATGTCGTGCATTTCAACTCCTTGGCCTTGCGCGCCTCGTTCATCCACATAGAGCGGAATCCAAGCGCGAACCGGTACTGATACCAGCGGTTGGCAGCCTTGTGGCCTACCAGCGCGCGATTAATGTTGCGGGCGTGTGAAACGCACTCTTCAACAGGGCGCGTTTCAGGTTTCTTCCTGGTCAATTACTTTTGGTCGCGTGGGAGGTCGGTGGTGCTGCCACGGAAGTCCCAGTCACTGATGATGGACTGAGGTTTGAACGTCACGCGGTAGTGGTACACCGAAACGTCGGTGCTTTCCAGCTGCTCGCTGAAGAATGTGACGTTGTCCGACAGACCCAGGGAGTGCTTCTTGTAGGCGTTTGGACCGGTCTTGCAGGTTACTGCCACCTTTGGCTTGGCGCTGCTTTCGACTTCGAATGCGCAGCGCCCTTCGATGGTCAGAAGGTATTTATCGGTGAAGCCGTTGATGAAGACGATGCGCCGGTTCACTTCGAAGTTGTCAGCGGCCTTGGACAGGTTTCGAGACGCAATCTTGGCGTCATCCTGTTGGCAACCGGACAGGGCAATGGCAGACAGGGCAACAGCAAGCGCCAATGTTTTCTTGAGCATGAATCGTTTCCATATCATCGCCAGGCAACCGGCTGGCTTCGGTACTGGCAAAGCCCCAGTTAAGGGGCTTGTTTGGTTGGTATTTCATCAGGTTCTGGCTGGTGCTTCCCAGGCCATGCCGAGGCTTTCTGCGTGACGACGTTGTACACCATCTTGGCGAAGGATCGTTGCTACTGCATCAAAAACATCAACCTTGCAGACGGAATAAAGGGTTGTGCCCTTAAATGCAATCGCATCGGCCTCGTTGAAAAACAACGTTGCGCCAATACCAAAACGGAAGTTATTGCGATTGCAAGGTAGTTGATCAGCAAAGCCAACGGCATATACTTGGTCCATAGTCTTGCCCTCCAGGGCGATTTCGTTTCTGTAGAGGTGATTATGCGTCACCTCTGACTGGAAGGCAAGCGATTACTTCAGCCTTGTTCAGTTCGGCCTTGCTGGCGAAGGGTCTTGGCTCTAAGTTCATTGAACTTTTCCACGTCTTCTGCAGTCGCGGCCTGCATAGGGCGCGGGTAGCCCTCGCTGACAAAGATATAGCCACCCATGCAATGAACCGCGTGCCAACCACCGGCGTGAGGCGATTCCAGGCGCGCCAAGGCCGAAGATCCAACAGAGTAACGAATTATGTCGCCTCTCTTGAAATCTGCCATATTAAGCCCCTGTAACTTTCAGTAGCATGCGCTTGCAGGTGGCGCAGCGTTCACGGTTGGAAGCGTACACCAGATTTTCTGCGTTCTTCCACTTCCCGCACAACGCCTTGCCGTGAATGAAGAAATGCGCCTTGGTTGTGGAAGCAGCAAATGGCCAGCCCCAGCCATCTTTGGTTTCATCGGCTTTATCAACCTGGCAGTTTTGGTCAATCGGCGACTCAACGATGCCAATCGAATGCAACTCCAGCAGTCTGGCCGTAGCACCGTCCGCAGCAGGTGCCTCGTCAGCGATCTCAGCGTTACGCTTGATCCGTTGTCCCTTCAGGATGCCCATTTGGTCAGTGGACAGGTTGATGATCTTCATAACTGCGCCGAACACTTTGTAGTCATCCGGCTCGCGGCGAATCGCCTTCATCTTCGGTTGAATCTCCATTGGCACTTTAGATTCCAGGCGACCTGCCAGGCCGCGCAGCTTATCGGCGCAGTCGTAGATGCGAAGGCTGAGGGCGAACAAAAGAACTACATGGTCGGCTGTCATGCTGCCGCCTGACTTGGTGGTGACCTTCTTCAAGCCGGTTGATAGCCATTTTGGCAAGGTTATCGGCTTCATGCCGGCACCATCTGCGTGAGCAACATCGACAAAAGGACAAGCGCTGCTGAGGTGGCGATGAACGAAATGGCGCGTTCACGTTTCAGTTCACGCTCATAGTACAACGACCAGCCGTCGCGTGTATCTAGATAGCCAGGATCTTCGTGCGTGGCTAGCCGGAATGTTCCGACATTCAACCCGGTGCAAAGACCCAGGCGGTTTGGGCGACTGTCCTTTGGCTTTAGCGGGTGATGGTACGGCTGCTGGTTGATGAGAGCACCCTGCACCGAGTTGCCGATTGTCGGCAGGATTTCGCCGTCAGATGGCCTGCGGATCGTTCCAAGTCCGTTGCCGTTGACATAAACCATGTCGCCAACCAACTGTGAAACCGCCAACTCTTTGCACCCAGAATAAGTGAAGAATGCCTCTTCGGTGCAAATGATCTGGTCGCCGTTCTTCAGCGAGCGCTGAAGTGCACGCGCCTCTGGTTGGTTGGCCAGGAATTCTTGGTGCGCTTTAATCTTTTCCAGGTTCATTCTGATTCTTTCTTGGTAACGTTGAAGTTTTTGAAGAGCCAGCAGATGAAGTCCTCTTCATCAAGCTCATTGTGAGAGGTGCAAGCAGCGATTCCGTCAGAAATCTGCTTGTATGCGCTGCTTGCCAAGGCGCCTTCTTCTGTTTCGTGCAACGAGCCGTCAAGTGCCTGGAAACGATTCACAGGAACTGCAAGAGGGTTTGGTGCGATTCTATGTTCCATGACCAAATCCTTAATCGTCTGATTCATCTCGCAAGCTTTCTTCACGCTCGGCAGTGTACAGAGCACCCTCAAGGTCGCGGACGAGTTCTTCGCAAACAGAGGTGTGGTGATAAGACTTTCCATCGTCACGGGATTTGTGCGCACGCCAACGTGCTGCGTCAAGAAGCATCTTCAATTGCTCTATCATGGCAGAACTCCAATATTAATCAAAGGTGACGTTATTATGCGCCACCCTCAAAAGATCGGCAACCTATTTCTTGCAGCGCGGCCATGCCTTCTGCGAAGTCCAGTCATGGAAGCGAATGGACCAAGTAGAAAAGTTGCTGATTGCCATGAGCGGATGGGCGATGCCGTCGTGAATGATCGCCCAAAGCTTTCGCTCTTCAACATTTGCACACGCCTTGTTGGGATCGGTCTTCATGCCAGGCCCATGTGGCGCTTCAACTGGGTTGTTACTGTGCGCATGTATGCGCGGTCAGGAAACTTCTTGATGCTAATGGAGACTTGCCCAGACCCTTCCACCTTAAGGTACAGATATGGGGCACCACCAGTCGGATAGCCGACCCACCATGTTTGTTTTGACATCAAACTTTGCCCTCCAGGCTTTCACAGACCTTAATCACACAGTAAAGAACAAAGCAGAAGCCGATAAAGGCGCCAACTTCCAGAAGAGAACGTGCGCTGCGCTTGAATGCCGAACGTGCTTTGGACTCGATGCTCACAAAAAGATCCCTCCTTTGCCAGGAATAAACTTTTCCCGATCAGCAATGATCAGAAGTCTGTCAATGGCTTCTTCGCGATCATCAAAATACTCTGGATGTTCATCGCCGCCAGGAAAGCACGTCTTGCTGTAAGCGCTGAAGGACACTTCACCAAACAGACGCATCTGCTTATAGTAAAGCCTGATGTAGAATGTGGTCTTGCCATTCTTGATCTGGGCGACGATGTGCCCGTCAATAATTCGTACTGGCGTCAAACCGAAAAGTTTGGCCCAAAAGCCGTGGTCAGGCCGCTCCTGGATGATGCCTTGGCGCGCGATGTTGCGCATTTCCTGGTTGTCAACTACACGAGCTTGTTTGTCTGCGTCGATGATTCTCATTCAGCACGCTCCTGGACGGCAGACCGGCAGGTCAATGGGCGGATCATTGAGGTGAACGAACTTCATCGCAGCATCCCACGCGGCCTTGACTGCCTGGTGCTTGTACTCTCCGTCACCGTCGCGAACCAAGTCAAGTTCGCCATACCCAGCTTCGCGCACACGATCTTCGAACTGGCCGCGATACACTGCCAAAAGCGAGTCAGCAAAAGCAGCACGCGGGATCAGCGCAGCAATTTCCTTCACCTGCCCCTTCGCCAAGGAGGTCGAGACGTCCAGCTCAAGGCGAACGCGATCCAGCCTTTCTGGACCTTCCTTCAAACCGAGAAGCACCAGCGCGTTGGCGATATCTTTGGCCCATGTCAAGCTGCCAACAGCATGCTTGCTGTCGATATGCGCACAGACAATTGCCGTCGCCAAAATGTCCATTTTATTCATCAGCGGTTTCCTTTGTACACAAGGTTTAGGCCATCGGCTTCATAGTTGATGAACTTATCATCTTTGGCCTGCTCGATGCAACGTGCTGCGATGGCAACGGCTGCAGATTCGATGTTTTGGTTGAATTGTTTTGGGAGCATGTTGCCGTCATAATCGAACTGCAGGACGACATCACCTTCATCAAAGTTGGCGTATCGAAGGGTGCCGAAACCAAAGTCATCACACTCACAAAACAGCGCTAGGGCTATTGTGTTTTTCTTAAGCCCAAGCTTTGTCAAGTTCAATGAAACGATAATGCGACGCATATCAACTCCAAAAGTGAACCGGCCAAGCGAATACCGCTGGCCGGTTCCAGAATTTTACGCCGGTTGTGAGGGACCGGCAACCCAAGGACATCAGTGAAGCATGCCCTTCACAAGAAACTCTTCGCCCTCTACGCGACCATCAGGCATGACCCAGGCCACGGCGGTGCCGCGCGTGATGGACACTGCAGCCTGGCGGGTCTTCACGTCGGTGACTATCGAGCGCCCTTTCCAGCCGCGCTGGCCTGCAGCGGTGAGGGTGTTGAGTTGGGCGTCAGTCAGGTAGAGGTCAGCGGCCTTTTGGAGGCGCGCCTGGGCAGGCGACAGGGATTGGTCATCAGAGGCTGTGACACCTACGGCGTCCAGCGCAGCTACAACAACGGCTTTGTGCTCAACAGTAGTGTTCATATTTTGAACCTCAATCTAGGTGGCGCCTATCGCTCACCCTTATTGATAACTATAGACCTGCCAGTCAGAAAAGCAAGCTGTGATGACACCCGTTCGTCGGCAAAAAGAAAGGCGCCACCTGGACGCCTTTATGACTATTTCTTCGGGTTCCAGTAATGGAAACTAAACCTTTTCCACGGCTTCCATCGCCAGTAGGTGCCTGGCAAGTGACAAACGGAAAGCGTGAATCGCCACAGCCTCCAATAGTAAGAGGTTGAGGTTGTAGTCTTGGCACTCCAAAGCGCTGCGACCAAGAATGCCAACAGGAAGGCAACTATAAGCCAGCAACCAGCAAACGCCCAAATCTGGGCTGGAGCCAAGAATACAAAAGTGACGAAAGCCGTGACCACGGCAAAGGTGTAGTAGTTCATCACGCAACCCTCTATTGTCATTTTTCGGTGACCTCCACAATTTTGTATTTGTCACCGAAGAGTCGGTGGAATTCGTCGCGCGCCATGTCTGCATCTGTAGCGGAAAGTTTGACTTGATCGCGCTTTCCGCATGGCAGATCGAATTTGACGGTAAACGTTTGCATGTGATATGTCCTGGTGGGTTGGGAGTTGTTATTGTACGCCTGCACCCCACCAACTTAAAGCTTTCTGGCCAGCGAAGGATTGCGCGCAAGAACCTCAGGCAGCGCAGCCTTCAGGTCGTCAATGCAATCAAATGTACGAGACATTCTACGCCAGCGCCCCTGCTCACCAGATCCGTAGTCTGCCACATACAGCTCCAGCGGAGCGTGGAGACGGTGATAGGCAAGTGTCGGATGATACGAAGTAGGGCATGTGACGCAGGCAGCCAGACTTCCATCTTCATATTTTGCCACCGGCCACCTGGCCTGTCCATCGCCTTTTGGCGAACCCTCACCGTGCCAGCTTATCAAATCAGCGGACCGAGCGTCTTGCCGTCGTTTGACCTTTCAAACTTGCGCCTAGCAACCTGACGCCTTTCGAAAATCTCACTCTCCATCTCGCTGAATGCCTCAGGGAATTGAAGCCTTGCCTGAGGGACGTAGCGACGGGTAATGCCCATGCGATTCAGAGTCCCATGCAGCTTGACCTGGAAGCACTTTGTCATGTGTGGCGTGTATGTTACTTCTATGCTTTCCAGCTTGTCGCGCTTGATTATGCACGAGTGCGAGATTCGGACCCACTCATCAGGATCCAACACCTTTTCCATGGCAGACAGCGACATCGACATGATGAGGGCGCCGCCGTCTGTCATGTGGACATCAACATACTTATCACTGGCTTTGAGGCAGATTGCATTCTCCAGCGAAAACTCTTCACCATTTCGCTGGCCATAGGTTCGACCGCGCGATTTGCTGAGCCATTCCGAACCGTAGGCCACAGCGGCCTCACCGTTGATGGTTGTGAAAACAACTGGGGTAGTGCCTGCCATCACTGAGTCTTCTTCAATAAGGTTTTGATTTCTGTGTGGATTATCTTGTCGCGGCCAGCCTCTGTAATGGCATAGATTTCGCCATCAGTCATCCGGTTGGTTATTGCGATCAACCCTACACGCCGCATCTTCTTAACAGCTTTGCGAATCTTGGCATACTTGTGCCCGTGTCGATTCACAAAAAGACCACCACCTTCAGCAGCGCGCTTTAGCATGTCAAGCTCGCCCATCAGGAATACAGAGCCGAAATACATACTCAGAATCCTTAAAGGAAGGGCGACCTATACTAGCGCCGCCCAATCCAAATATCAATCGACAATTTTGAAGAAATATTTTTTGCCTTCATGTTCAAACATTTCAGCCTTGGAGGCTTTCAGCTTCATGCGGAAGCGGATGTGTTTGCCATCTGGCAGATCGTGGGCCTCAAAGGCTGCACGGGTGGACTTGTACTCGAATACCTCGGTGCCGTCCTCTGCATCCAGGGTCACGGTGACGCCGTTGCGGGTGGTGCGCGCAGCCTTTACCGCAGGATCAGCCCAGGACGCAGCAACGCCAGCAGAGTTGGATGCATCACCACGAACAGGCTCAGGAGTGGCATCGTTGAGGGTATCTTTGGACTCAACCCAAGCATCCCAGCCAATTACGCTAAGGGTAACGCAGCTGTCAGCGCCCTTGCCGTTGTCGGCGGTTACATACTGATTCTCCAGCAGCTCTGCCAAGGCTTTCTTTTCTGGTTTGGAGTCAGCGACGCAGTTGGCCCATACAAAGTCAATCTCTTCGCGGGTCTTCGGCTCAGCGCCGTTGAGGGCGCTGTATTCAGAGCGGGCGATGTTATTCAGAACGCGATGGTGGATCGCCTTCAGGGCGAACTCTTTCTTGGCAGGCTCCTGGGATGCTTCGGCCTTATCAACAGGCGCAACCTGCGACTCAGCCAAAGGGATTTGATCGTCTGCTTTTGCCTCAACAGCGGCCTTCTCATTGACGGAGTCCAGCAGATCGATGCAGCGCTTCTCAGCGGTGGCACGGTCGGCAAACTTCTTGACCGGCTTTTCATCGTTGTGGCTGTTGTAGAAGGCAACCAGGTCAGCGGTTTTTGCGGCTTGGATATCGGCTACAGATTTCATGGCACTTCCTCTTTCTGATTCTTTCTGGTTTAGAGCTGGTCATCAGCTCATGAGTGTCATTATCGACCATCCGTCCAAGCCAGGCAACAATTATTTTCAAAAAATCTGAAAATAATTCCTCCAACACCCATCGGCAGGTCGGGCTTGAAGAGTATAGACCGAAAAATCCACAAATCAAGCAATCGACGCCCCACAAGAACGGCAGGTATAATGCACGGCATCCAGGCGTACACTAAGGAGGTGTGCCATTTACAGCTTAAACCCAGCGCTGAAGAGCTTCTGGCGCACTCCAACGCGCTACAAAGTACTATACGGCGGGCGCGCATCATCCAAATCTCACGATGCCGCTGGCTTCGCGGTGTTCTTGGCCGCAAACTTCACCATAAAGTTCCTTTGTGCGCGTCAGTTTCAGAACAGAATCAGTGAATCGGTCTACACCCTGATCAAGGACAAGATAGAGAACAGTGAATTCAAAGATGAGTTTGTGCTGACTAACAAGTCAATCATGCACAAGGTCACAAAAAGCGAGTTCATATTCTACGGGATCGCCCGCAACCTGTCAGAAATCAAGTCAACGGAAGGCGTGGACATTCTGTGGCTGGAAGAGGCCCACTATTTGACTTACGAACAGTGGGAGACAATCAACCCGACCATCCGTAAGCAAGGCAGTCAAGTCTGGTTGATTTTCAACCCAGATGAACAGACCGATTTCGTCTATCAGAACTTTGTGGTCAATCCTCCAAAAAACTCCATCGTCAGATCAATCAACTGGGAGGAGAATCCATACCTCTCAGAGACGATGCTTGAGGTGATTCACGAAGCTTATCGGCGCAACAAGAAGCAAGCAGAACATGTATATGGCGGCATCCCGAAAACGGGCGCTGACAAGTCCGTTATCAACCTGGCATACATCTTAGCCGCTGTGGATGCGCACAAGAAGCTTGGGTGGGAGCCTGCTGGAAAGAAAACAATCGGTTTTGACGTGGCTGACGATGGAGAGGACATGAACGCCATCATCGAATCCCACGGCAACGTGATCATGGGCGGGATGGAGTGGGAAGGCCAAGAGGACGAGCTTCTTAAATCGTGTACCAAAGTATACACGCGCGCCCTGGAGTTTGGAGGATCAATCAACTGGGACTCAATCGGTGTTGGTGCTCACGCAGGCGCCAAGTTCAAGGAGTTGAATGAAGCTCGAAACCTGCAAATCGAATACGAACCGTTCAATGCCGGTGCCGGTGTCAAAGATCCTGATGGCGTTTACATGGAACTTCCGCACATCAAGATCTTGAACAAGGATCACTTTTCTAACATCAAGGCGCAGATGTGGGATGAGGTGGCAACCAGATTCCGTAAGACGTATGAGATGATAAACGGAGAAGGCATACACCCTCACGATGAGTTAATCAGCCTCTGCAGCGAGTCGATCCCAACCGACATAATGAACAAGATAAAGATGGAGCTTTCATCGCCAAGAAAGGATCAGGACTTGAGCGGGCGATTTAAAGTAGAGTCAAAAAAGGACATGAGGAAGAGGAAAGTCAAGTCACCTAACGTGGCCGACGCATTCATTATGTCCATGATCAAGGCCAAGCGCCGACCAGCCGGGTTCTTCGACTTCTGATTGCGGTTATTACACAGCCCTGGCCATACTCTGTGGCTTTCTTTGTTAGGCCAGGGCTGTACCAGGGCGCGGCTATTTAAAGCACAGGATGGCCAGGAATACGATGGCGATGAATTCCATCACAACAAGGAACACCAAGTAGGCGTTGATGTTTCCAAGCCTGTCAACTTCCTTGTTGGCTTTGGCAAGGACGTATGCTGGCATATCCTCTTTTTTCACCTCTGGGCGCTTGGCGTCTGGGGTATCAAGAAAGCCTTTGATTTTGTTCATTTCATCACCCTAATGTCTTGTTAATTTCTACAGTCCTGCCTTTGCGTGTTCCAGCAGCACGTGCCTCACGCGTCACAGAGTCGGTTGTTGATACATATTTGGTCTGAGAGTATTTGACCTCACCAAAATACTCATTAACCGAAGCCTCTTTGTACAAAACAAGGCCCTTGCCAACTTCAGGGCCGTGCTCCATGGTTATCGAATCGCGCTCAATTGTCATCTCTTCGATGCGTCGCGAAATCTCTGTGATTGCCCCAATTTTGAACTGGTTGCCGACGCCAACTGGATATTTATCATACCCCTTTCCTACCAGAAATTCCTTGCAAAGGCGATCAACAGTATCAAGAAGCGAGTTGTACATGTCAATTGCCAATTGAACGTCAGAGGCATAGCCGCGAAACTGAATACGCTTGCCCCATTTCTTTTCGTCAGTCGGCTTCTTTTTGAAATCGACCCATCCCCACTCGAACACTGCCTGGCAATCGTTGTATTTGCCGATCACAACAGCGAACGTGGACATGTAGGTTGGAATGGCCGCAAAGAAGCGGGTTGCCGACTTGGCGTCAAACACCTCTTCTTTTGTGTCGGAAAGGTCCATCTCAGTCACCTGGTATTTGTCCATCAGGTGACGTGCACGACTTGCAGCGATTGCGGCCTCGTTGGGGCTGCTGGAGTCTTTGGCCATGGCCAACAGCTTGGCGATGCGATCTTTGATCTTGCCCAAGTCAGCACTCATCTTTCTTTCCTTTCTGGTTGGTTGATGGCGCCATTATACCTATGTCAAAATCACAAGGCAAGGACTTTCTGCGCAAATGGAAAGGCCCTCAATTTGAGGGCCTTTGTTTACTTACGGGTGATCGATACGGTGCCGCGCCAGATCATACCTGCCAGCTTAGCGCGGCGTATGGCCTCCAATTCGGCTTCCACCTCGCTTATGGTAGGTATCACAAACGCCACCTCCAACAGATCACCAAGCTTTCCGTCTTTCACTTCGCGAAGGTTAAGTGTAACCTCTAGTTGGTAGCGAATCGGCGCTTCAGGAGTGTATCCGCGCTTTTCCGCGTTCTTACGCCGACGTTTGCGCGCTTCCTTTTCCAGCTGCTTTTCTGTCTTGGCGCGCAGGGCCGCTTCGAACTCAGCAAGTTGTGCCTTGATGCTGGATTCCAAATCTTTAAAACTCATCTTTCTTTTCCTTTCTGGTTTGTTTCTGTGAAGCAATGTTACCTTGTTCACTTTCACCTGGCAAGCCTTGTAGTCAGAAATCAGAAGAAATTCTCACGGCAAACAGGGCCAATGCCCAGTTCAACCGAAAGCGGGTTGGTAAGCTTTCTTGAGCAGCACGAGCAAATGCCGGTTTCCCTTCCATAGCGAATGGCCCCTGCCTCTGGATCATCAGAACACGACCTTATCGCCCCCAGCCACTCAGCAGGAATATCACCCAATGCATAAAACATGCCATTGACGATCTTTCCTGCATACTGCGAGTCACATTTGACATACACCGAACCGGCATTCGTGCCGCTGGCAGGGGCTTCGCTGAATTCGACAGTGATTCCTTCAAATGAACAAAGGAACTTGGCGCGCCTATTGCCAGTCCCTTTGGCCTTGAGAAGTGCCATTTTTACTTTATTGTCCTTTACCCCTGCAGCCTTCGCCAGCGCCTCCTGGTGACGTTCTGCATCGCGCTTGGCCCTTTCCTCTGCACGGGCAATGCACTTCTTCGCGGCCTGCAGCTGTGGCACAGTAAGGTCGCCGTGCTTTGCAATGTACATTCTTAAGCTTTCTGCAAAGTCAAACTCTGGGGCTGCATCCATTATCCATTTCCAGATGGCAGGGCGCTTCAAAGAGAAAATTTCCAAGTTCTCTTCAGATCTATTAGCTTTCTTGTTCATTCTAATGCTCCTTAACATTTGCCTGATTATATCTGAGGTTTACTCGGATATCAATCTGATTTTCCAAACGCAAATTGATTGTGAACCAAACAACTTTAATTACACAGAGGCGTTGATTGAAAGTTATGGCCACACCTATAATAGGCCCAAATGTCAAACCGGACCAACTATCAATGAAACTCAGCGATCTGTTTCCATTCATCCGACGCAAAAAGGTTGCAGAAAGCAAACCAGTAGAAAACAACTTGGATCCACTGGATCCGAGGACTCAGCGCTGGGAAGTGAAGGATGAAAAAAATCTCATCACAAAGACCGTTGATGATTATCCGGTTTACGTTGACGTAGATCACCTGCCATCTTCTGCAATGGACAGTGCGTTGACTACTGTCGTTGCAGCGATGGACAATAGCATGACCCCGGCAAAGCCAATTGCAGAGAAGGGTGCTGATGCCGCGATCCCAAATGCGATTGCTGGATGGTTCATGAACCAAACGTTCATCGGCTATCAAGCTTGCGCTCTTATTTCCCAGCACTGGCTCATCGACAAGGCCTGTAGCCAGGCGGGTGAAGATGCCGTGCGAAATGGCTGGAAGCTGAAGGCAACGAACAGCGAAGCCGAACTTGACAAGGGTGAATATGACAAGCTCGTGAGCCATGACGTCGAATTCAAGCTGAGCGAGAACTTGGCAGAGTTCAACCGCTTCAAAAACATATTTGGTATCCGTGTTGCCTTGTTTGAAGTAGAAAGTGACGACCCCAAGTATTACGAAAAGCCATTTAACATTGATGGCATCTTGGAAGGATCGTATCGCGGCATTTCCCAGGTTGACCCATACTGGATGACGCCGATGCTGACCAACGAGTCAACCGCCGACCCAGCCAACAAGAACTTTTATGACCCAGAGTTCTGGATCATCAGTGGCAAGAAATATCATCGCAGCCACCTGATAATCGCTCGCGGCCCACAGCCAGCAGACATCCTCAAGCCAACTTATGTGTTTGGTGGCATCCCGCTCACCCAACGGATCTATGAGCGTGTTTATGCCGCAGAGCGAACCGCCAACGAAGCGCCATTGCTTGCACTGAACAAGCGCACCCAGGCCCTTCACGTTGACGTCGAAAAGGCGATGGCAAACCAGGACAAGTTCGAGAGGCGCCTTGGTTGGTGGGTCAAGTATCGCGACAACCATGCCGTAAAAGTCCTCGGGACTGAGGAAAAAATCGATCAATTCGACACCTCGTTGGCAGATTTCGACGCAGTGATCATGAACCAGTATCAGCTGGTTGCCGCCATCGCCAAGACCCCTTCCACCAAGCTTCTGGGGACGTCGCCTAAAGGCTTTGATGCCACAGGCGAGTTTGAGATGAAGTCTTATCACGAAGAGCTGGAGAGCATTCAGACTCACATCATGATGCCGATGTTGGCTCGTCATTACATGCTGGCTGCACGCTCAATGGGCCTGCAGACTCAAGTTATGGTTGTGTTTGAGCCTGTCGATTCTATCACCACCCAGCAGAAGGCCGACCTCAACGACAAGAAGGCCGACACAGATACCAAATATGTAAACATCGGCGCAATATCCCCTGAAGAGGTGCGCCAACGTCTCAAAGATGACAAGCATTCAGGCTACAACAGACTCACAGACGACGTGGCAAACGAAGAACCTGGCATGTCACCAGAGAACCTGGCCAAGTTTGAAGAGGCAGGGGCGAAAGCGAAAGAGGCCAATGCACAGGCCAGCGCTGTGGCGCCGTTGCAAGCTGCGCCGGTCGAGCCTCCAGCGGCCTTGCCACCGGTGGCCACAGATCCACTGTCTGAGCAGACGGACGAAGAGCCGAACCCAAAGCCTAATGCAGCCGATATCCTGCGCCAGATCGTTGGCGCGCTGGCTGCCCTCCAGGCCCATCTGACTCCAGAAGGGGACATTCGTAAATCGGATTCTATTGGAGTCGCGCGAACGTCTACCCCAGGCGTGCAACCTAGCGTTGGCGCTTCAGTGTCCGGTATTGCCAACGTCGTCAGCGAGAAAGAACCTGGAGAACTTCCAGACTTAAAGGTCGGTGACATGCTTGTGAAAGTTGAAAACCCATCCGGCTCTATCAGATCAGGCAAGTCTGCTGACGGCGAAACTTGGTCAGTAAAGATGAATCACCACTATGGGTTCATCAACGGAACAAAGGGTGCTGACGGCGATGAGGTTGATTGCTTTGTAGGCCCAAACCACGAAGCCAGCGGCGTGTTTGTTGTCAACCAGAACAAAGCTGATGGATCCACGTTTGACGAGCACAAGTGCATGATAGGCTTTGAGTCTCAGGATGAGGCCAAGGCAGCGTACATGGGAGCCTACACACCAGGCTGGAATGGCTATCGTGACATGGTGCCGATGACCATGGAACAGTTCAAGGAGTGGCTTACTACTGGCGACTTGACTCAACCGGCACGGATGTTCAAGAATGGCATTTAAGGCATCCAAAGAAAGAAAGCGCAGAAGCCCTGACCCAGTCGGAAAGGGCAACCCGCTCATTCCAAGCGCGGCCATAAGGATATGGTACGCGCAGCAGCTTAATGCAGTAGTCAAACCGATGATGGCCGATTACAAAGCCGAACTCAACAAAGCAATTGAGGCGCGCCCAGTAAAGCAGTTTTTCGCTCAGGACGCTGCCGCAACTGACCTTCTATCGCGCGTAATGGGAATTCTGCAATCTAAGTGGGAGAACATCTTTGCAGGATTTGCGAAGAGCTTGGCCGATGACTTTGTCAAGAAATCTGATGAGCATGCAACTTCAGCAACCAAATTCAGCCTGTCATCTGCTGGGATAGTCGAGCCGCGAGCGACCTACAACGAGGCTGTTGCCAACGTTCTTGGAGCAGCCCAGAAATTCAACCACACGTTGATCACCGGCATTCAGCAAGATGTGCACGAGAAAATATATACTGCAGTAATGCTGTCATTGACTTCGCCAGACCCTCAAAGTCAAGGCGCATCAGGCATCGAAGCCGCACTGAGGAAGACTAATGAATTTTCCGAGGACAGAATAAAACTAATCACAAGGGACCAGACAAGTAAGTTGTTCAGTTCACTCAGTGATGAGAGAATGAAAGAGAATGGATGTGAAGAGTTTGAGTGGTTGCATTCATCTGCAGGCAAAGTACCGCGCCCTGACCATGTTCACAAAAATGGCCAGATATTCAAACTGAACGACCCAAGGTTATGGGAAGGCCCCAAAGCAGATCAGGGACCGCCTGGATGGGCAATAAACTGTCGTTGCAGAAAAGTACCAATCATTAACCCTTAATAGTGAGAAATTGACATGCAAACTGCACAAGTGGAAACAAAAGATGGATTCATTCCTGCAGTAGTCGTTGAACTTTATGACAGACTGGGCGACAGCCAGTTCTTCAGTTGGCGTTGGGCGGTAATTGACATTGCATTCCTTTCCCTTATTTTCCTGCTTTGACTAATTGCGGTTGCGGATCGCCGCAATATCCATCCGCAACCGCGAAACCCGCGCCGCGCCTGGGCTGCACATACTTAGTTGCGGAATTGCGGTTGCGGGTTGCCGCGCTGCAAAAGTCCTAGGCCCCTTTTATTTTATACTTTTCTAAATAAGATTTTATCCGCAATAACGCAACTAAGTATGTGCAGCCCAAGTATTACGCGGCGTTGCGGGTTGCGGAATTAGTTGCGACTGAATAGTTCATCAAAACCAACCGCAACTTCGACACAAGGCCAAGGAGCTTGCGAAATATTACAGCGCCTTAGTTGCCTTGGCTTGCGGCGTGCACTTATACTACACACGAGAACAACGCTAGGGCCAATATATGTCGAGTAGCAGACAGCGCGATGCAAACGGATTCCTCTTGGTAAAAGGGTGTCCAATTTCATCGTTCGGCATTTTTGACTATGGCGCTGGACAACTTGGCCTGCCAGGCGACCCAATGCGAGTCGTCAAGGTATATCGCCCAGAGTCTGCAGTCAGTTGCCCTGAAGCAATAAAATCCTTTCAAAACGTCCCGTTGATTGATGATCACGAGATGCTGTCAGGGTTTGAGGGTGATCAAGAGGACACGGCCCCTGAAGATTACGGCATTGACGGCGTATTGACAGGGAACGTATATTATGACGCGCCATGGATGCGCGGTGATCTTAAAGTGTTCACCCGCAAGTTGCAAAAGCAATTGCAATCTGGCAAAAAGGATTTGTCCCTTGGGTACAACTGCGACTTTATTCAGCAGCCCGGTGTTTTTGAAGGGCAGCCGTATGAGGTGATGCAAATTAACTTGCGCGGCAACCACATCGCGCTGGTTAAAGAGGGCCGGGTCAGTGGAGCAAAAGTGCTTGATGGTATGTGCTTCGACCATTTTAGCTTTGATTATGTCAAACCTCAAGAGGTAAAATCAATGAAGCTTAACCGCAAGGCGATGGACAATGCAGTTGAACAGCTGCAGGCCCTCATCCCAGCACTCCAGGCCTTTTTGGCCGAAGAGGCTAAAGAGCCTGAGCACCAACCGGGCGCTGAGCCAGCTGCAGAACCTGCCGCTGAGCCGGTTTCCACTGATGCCGAACCTGCTGCAGATCCAGTGGTCGAACCCGCTGCTGAGCCAGCTGCAGAACCTGCGGCCGAACCTGCTGCTGAGCCTGCTGGCGGCAACCAAGAAGTCGTTGCAATTCTCGATCAACTCGGTGCACTTTGCTCCCAGCTGAAGGTGGCTTTGACCGGCGAAGGGGCGCAGAATGACCCAGCAGCAGATGACGCCGCCGTCGAACCGGGCACCGAAGGCATCCAAGATAACGCCGCGCCCGAAGACCCGGCCCAAGACGACATCCCAGCCAACGGCCAAGGAAAAGCGCCGGAAGGCCCTGCAGCAGGAGTTCACGCTCAAGCGGGCGATGCTTCGCTTCAGCGTTTCTACGATGATCTTGCTGTTAAGGATCGCCTCGTCAGCCGGTTGTCTAAAGTTGTTGGAGCCTTTGATCACCGGGCTATGGACTCAGCTAAAGTCGCTGCTTATGGCGTCAATAAGCTGAAGCTGAAATGCGCCAAAGGCCAAGAGGCCGTGGTGCTGGACAGCTACCTTACCGGCGTCGAAGCGCGCAAGACGGCAGACGCCTCCAATGTTGCACGTCGTGCTGCCGATAGCGCCAATGCGACTTCCGAACTCACCGCATACCTTGAGGGGAAATAAGCCATGTCCTTCCAGTCCACTGTGTACCGCCAGTACACCACCGGCTTCCCAGGTGAAGTCGCCAAAGACGGCCCGCTGCGCGCAAAGCCCGCTCGCATCGCGTCTGCCACCATCGGTGAAGACCCGGGCAAATCCACCAACCGCATCAGCCGTGCGTTCGGCTGGAGTGCTGAGTTGGACCCGACCGGCAACACCATCGCTGCCACTGGCGCTGAGGTTGTTGTGGGCGGCCCACGCTTCTACGGCGTTCTGTTCCACTCCAAGCACTATGCCCTGTATGGCACCGTAGAAGGTGGCCCGCTGGCCTCTTCGATGGACCTGCCGCAGGGTGCGAATGCCGAATTCGCTGACATGGTGATCATGCACGCTGAGGTGTTCAACCACACCACCGGTGCCAAGTCCATCGCCTATGGTGACGCCCTGGCATACGTGCCAAGCAGCATTACCACCGAGAACAACCCGTTGGCGCTGCCATACGGCGCCCTGATCAGCTACAGCGGTGCGCTGCCTGCGGGCATGATCGCAATTCCGAACAGCCGCGTGATCAACCCAGTCAGCCTGTCGGCGTCGGCTGTTGATGCGCTGGTGTCCACCTACACCACTGTTCAACTCACTCAGTAAGGAGGCCGCGAATGGCTCGCCAAGCAAGCGTCACCCGCTCGTACATCCCCGGTCGCAAGACCCGGGTGTTCGACATGAAGACCATCACCAACGAGGCTGTTGCCGGCCTGGCGCGCATCGGCGTCGTGTTCGATCACGCCACCGTACACGACCAGATCCAGAAGCTGGCCGCTGCCGGCGCCTTCACCAGCAACAAGGCTGTTGGTGACTCTGCGTTCGCGCCTGCCGTTACCCAGGCATCGATCCCGACCCCAATCCAGTTCCTGCAAACCTGGCTGCCAGGCTTTGTCAAGGTCCTGACTGCGGCCCGCAAGATTGACGAGTTGATCGGCATCAAAACTGTCGGCTCCTGGGAAGACGAAGAAATCGTGCAAGGTATCGTGGAGCCTTCTGGCACCGTGTCCGAATACGGCGACTTCACCAACATCCCGCTGACCAGCTGGAACGTGAACTTTGAGCGCCGTGGCATCGTTCGCGGTGAAATGGGCATGGCCGTTGGCCTGCTGGAAGAGGGCCGCGCTGCTGCAATGCGCCTGAATTCGGCAGAAACCAAGCGCCAAGGTGCTGCCGTACAGCTGGAAATCTTCCGTAACGCAGTCGGCTTCTACGGCTGGAACTCGGGCAACAGCCGCATCTTCGGCTTCCTCAACGATCCGAACCTGCCAGCCGTCATTTCGTCGTCTGTCACTGGCGGCTGGGGCGCTGCCGGCACCGACTTCCAGGACATCACCGGCGACATCCGTATGGCCGTCGTCCAGCTGCGCACGCAGTCCCAGGACCAGATTGACCCTGAAAAGGTCGAGCTGACCCTGGCCCTGCCAACCAGCAAGGTCGATTACCTGTCCGTCACCACCGACTTCGGTGTGTCGGTTCGCGACTGGATCACCCAGACCTATCCGAAAATGCGCATCTGCTCTGCACCAGAGCTGACTGGCGTTGTGATCGGCTCTGAAGACCCAGAAGACATGTTCTATCTGTATGCAGACGATGTTGACGCATCCATCGACGGCTCCACCGATGGCGGCGAAACCTTCGCCCAGCTGGTGCAGACCAAGTTCATGACCCTGGGCGTCGAGAAGCGCGCCAAATCGTATGTCGAAGACTACGCCAACGGCACCGCAGGCACCATGTGCAAGCGTCCATATGCGGTGGTTCGCGTCGGCGGTATCTGATCGTTTACTGGCGGTCGGAAACAAAGTAAAATGGCGCGGCTGATACCCGCGCCATTTTCCGATGGGCTTAGGCTGTAGGGGCCTATTTCCACGTAATTACTAGGACTACAAACACCATGAGCAAGTACATTCTTTCGACGATGACCAACTCGGTATCGTACACAGTTTATGAAAAGATCGGCAATCTGCCGGTCCCAAAGAAAAAGGTGACCATCTTCGGTGGCGCCAACCTTCCTTCGCTTCGCAGCGGATTCGGTGAGATGGCCAGCGACGGCCAAGGCGCCCCTATCTGGACTGCCTCTGGCATCGTAACCTCGGTTTCCGATGCCGACTACGAAATCTTGAAGGAACATTACCTCTTCAAGAAGCACCTGGCAAAGGGCTTGGTGAAGCCGCTGAATCAAGACATTCGCGGAAATCACGCAGAAGTGAAACGTCAGGTCAACACCAACATGACCAAGCGCGACGGCTACGCCCAGCAGAACGGCCAAAGCTTCCGTGAGAAAGTGAAGGTGAGCACCCAGCGCGACATCGATCCCGACGCTCAATTCCGCATCTAAGGTAGGTTGCCATGGCCCAGTACGACGATCAATTTTTTCGCACACAGTTGATTGCTTTCAAAGATCCTGCTGTGTATCCAGAGGCGATTCTGGAAGCGTACTGGGAAATGGCACGCGAGTTCATTGCCGTCGAAGACTCTCCATGCTACGTCCTCAACGGCAAGACGCTGGTTATGGCAGTCAATTATCTTGCTGCTCATCTTTATGTCATCGGTGCACAGTCGCTTGATGGCGCAGAGGATGGCAGCGGTGGCGGAAGCGAGCAGGGTGGCTTCAGCACATCGGCATCCGTTGGCGAAGTGTCTGTTTCAAAGCTGGCGCCACCAGCAAAAGATGGTTGGCAGTTCTGGCTTGCATCCACTCCATATGGGACCGCACTTTGGGCTTTGCTCGGTTTGAAGGCAGTCGGCGGCATCGCAGTCGGCGGCTTGCCTGAGCGCGACGGCTTCCGAAAAGTTGGAGGGCTGTTCTGGTGAGCACTCCAGGCAGCAACTTGCTGAAGCAGGCATCTAGGCTAATCAAATTCACCGTCATTGTTTATTTCAAATTTGGCGCTCGCTCTCAGAACGCTGTAAAGCAGTGGGTGACTGTTTTTGAGCAGGGTTTCAACTTGAGAGCCTCAGTGCAAAGAGTTCCGCGCACAAAGTATAAAGATTATGGCCTTGACTTTCAAAAGAACTATGTCAAGGTTTTTGCATCTGCTGATATGATCGATATCGAACGTGACTCCAGCGGCGACCAGTTCACCTATAAGGGCCGTGTCTACAACCTTGGCACCCAGGGATCTTGGTTCCACGAAGATGGTTGGGCCGTATGCATCGGTGTCGACATCGGGTCTGTCGAGACGGCAAGCCCGAAAGTTTCTTAAAGGTGCATTTGCGCCTTTAGTTTTGTTTTGTGGAGTAATAGCATGGAACTGAAGTCATATTTTGCACAAGACCAGCGCGGCAATGCCGTCGCAGGCGCGACTTGCTATTTGTACCTGCGTGGCACAGAGACGCTTGCAACTGGACTTGAGGATGCGGACGGGTCACCGCTCGATAACCCGTTCCTTTCTCAAGCCAACGGTGCAATGAACTTTGCTGCTCCAAACGGCTTCTACAGCCTGAAAGTGGTCATTGATGCACTGAACTATACCATATCTCTTCAGTGCATGGACATTGCAGAGGCCATCGACGCCGCTGCAACCGCAACTGAACAGGCAGACCGCGCATCCAGCTTGGCCGACAACGCCCAGGCTTCAGCCACAAGCGCAGCCTCTTCTGCGCAAAGTGCCATTAACGCGCGCGATTCTTCGCAAGCCTACGCGACGCAAGCAGCCAACTCAGCGCAGTTGACCGACGAAGACCGGATTGCAGCTGCCATGTCAGCCAATGCAGCGGCCACAAGCGCAACACAAGCATCCGAGTCAGCCGAAGCTGCTGCAAACTCACTTTCTGCGGTCCAGACAGCTGCCGGTGCAGCCGCAACTTCCGAATCAAATGCAAGGGCCTCTGCCGATGCAGCTGCAACTTCCGAATCGAATGCAGCCAACAGCGCCACCCTAGCCGATTCTTCCCGTGCAGCCGCTGTAGAGGCCCGCACCGGGGCTGAAACGGCCCAAGGAGCAGCCCAGGAAGCCCAGGAAGGGGCAGAGGCAGCAGAGGTCAGGGCCGATGCATGGGCAAACAACCCAGAAGACGTTCCAGTTACAGGGGATCAGTATTCTGCATTCCACTGGGCAAAGAAAGCCGAACAAAGTGGCGGCGATCTGCCTGGCAAATTGGAAGCGCTCACAAGTGACGTAGCCACAATCACCGACCTTGGCGCGCGACAGCTCAACTTTTCCTCCAACTGTTTGATTCGTTATGACATCCTTGAGATCAATGGATCAACAACGATTCGCGGCGCGCAGGATTTCGCATTTGACGAGATGAATCGTCACATGTACCTGACAGAGGGCGGGGCAATAACGCGCTATCCTATGGACGGTCGCGTTGGCGTATCGCCAATTGACTTTAGCCTTCCTGGTGGAACGGCTATTGGTCACCAGGGCTTGTCGGTTGAACGAATCAAGAACACTTCGAACATCAAGCTTTGGACGACATCCAGCGCTGGCGGTCGCTTTGCCGCTCGCTTTGATTACGCCCCAGGCGTGACAATCGACACGGCAGAGGTTTATGAGCTGTTCCCTGTCAATCAGTTTGCCAACAGCACATCCTGCACACCAGCAGTAAGCTCTTGTGGCCAGTACCTCGTTGCCCATGGCATGATCTTTGGCTCTCCTGACGCCTCTGATACCCGCGTCCGAGTGTTCAGAATCAAAGACCTGCTGGACCACGGACCAGGCGACTGCACCGGACTTGCCCTCTATGAGTGGAGCACGCTTGGGATTCTGACCAACTCAAGCAACCCACTGCAAGGCATTGCTTGCGACGGCCAAAACGTGTATTTGATCGCGGGCGGAACAGGGTTCTCTGCTGACGTAAACAAACGCTTGAGCGTCCACACCATTCGCGGCGCCTTGCTGGCATCTGACACTAACATCACTATTGGTCGCGAACAAGCAGCTCTGGACGGTGACGGATCGCGATATGAGCCAGAAGGCCTGAGCTTGGTGACGAATTCTGCTGGCGGCGTAACGCTGATGGCCGGCATTCTTTCTGGTCAGCCAAGTCAACGGCGCTTTCGCATTTATCAGTGCGGAATCAAAAAGCCGCAGTCTGCAAAGTCCATCAAACTTGTCGATTCGACCGGAAGCTTCTTTTACTCGACAACGATGTACACCTATCACGGAACGCCAGAGGGCGCCCTGACTGGCGAGCCTGGAAGCCTTGTCCTTTCTGACTCGGGGAAAGGATACATCAAAAAATCGGGATATGACAGTGCAAATTGGGCCGAAGTCCTTGACATGGTCAGCGGCACCGCCCTGATCAACTCGTTTGGTCTTGGCGTAACTGGCAATGCCAACTCATCCCCAGACTTGGATGCTTGGAGGACCACTGCAACATTTGTGGCAAGCATTGAATCCTCTGTTGCAGCAGGCCTGCCAATCACCACCGTCGGTCACGTCATCAGGCACGTTGCAGGCACGGCAGCCAACGGCCATACACAAACAGCTACGCCAATCACGTCAGTTGCTGCAAACAAGAACCGTCGCTGGAACCGCCAAATGTGGGCGGGCACTTGGACCCCTTGGCAAGAAGTGGCCTATGTTGACTCGACACTGGCAGTCATGCAGTCGTTCGGCCTGGGCAATACCGTTAACCAGCCGAACTGGCCAAACACATCCCTGAACAACTGCTCCAATGTCGGGTCAGGGATGTATCGCACCATCGGATCAACCACCGACTATCCCGCAGGCTGGACAACATCCAACCACGTTGATTTCTCCATTCGCCAGAATGATGCAACGCAGTTCCAGGCCGTGCAAATCATCTATGGTCAGAACGGGAAGACGGCCATCAGGACTTGCACTGGAACGCCTGGGGCAGCTGCGCCGACCTGGACTGCATGGGTTGAGTTCACATACAACGATAGTCCGGCATTTACCGGAACCCCAAGTACGCCCACTCCAGCAGCTGCCACTGCGACGACGCAGATCGCCAACTGCGCATTCTTGCAGTCGGAAATGGCAAGACTTGGGATCGGGACAAGTCAGTCGGCGTCGCTGAGCGACCTGAACAATGGCACGACTGGCGGCATTTATCGATACACCAACACAGCCCTCAACCCTCCAGTAGCCGGTCAATCAGGCACTGTGTTGGTCGCGGCATACAGCTCGACATTGACGACCCAGCTGGCGATGCACGCAGGCCAATCGACTGCCAACCCGAAGTTGTTTTATCGTGTTCGCTTGAGTAGTGCTTGGACCAGCTGGACAGAAATTCCTGTTGCATCTGACATAGCAGCTTTGTCCAGGGCCGCAACTCTCACTGGTCTTTCCGTTTCCAGTACGGCTCAGGTATCGGATACAGACTCAATTCTGGTTGCAATTGGAAAGTTGCAAGCCCAAATCAACGCCAAGTGAGAGTTTTATGTCATACGAACAATTAGCGCAATCAGTTGACAACTTGGTGGCAAGTAACGCCGATCTTGCAAACCAAGCAATCGCCGCCATAAGCCAGTCGCAAACATCGGCCACGGCAGCAGCAGCATCGAAAGATTCTGCTGCAACATCTGAAGCCAAGGCTATTTCGGCAGCATCTGCAGCTGCAGCAGTCAACCAGTTTTCGACCGATACTGTGAGTGATGTCGGAAACCGATATGCACCCATTGCCAACTTGATCCGGGCAACCGGCGATGAAGCATACAATGCGCTTTACGGCGCCCAGCGCGAAATCCAGTATTTCGCAGCTGACGAAGTTAATCGGTTCTGGTATACTCTGCACGAGAATGATCAGCCTGTCAATTTGGGCATCATCACCCGATACCCAATGGATGGAGACGGCATCAATCGCCAGCAGGAGTCGGTAGCACTACCAGACAGAATGTACGGGCACCAGGGGCTTGCCGTCGAAAACCTTGCAAATAACGCCGTCAAACTTTGGTGCACTGACGGCGACAACAAGTTGATCGTGAACCGATTTGACTATGCCCCAGGCGGAACTCCATCTGCTGTCGAAAAATATCAGCTGTTTTCTTCTGCTGATGGATTCAACACAGACGTCAGCTGCTTTGACGCGCTCAGCTTGGGTGGCGTCTATGTGGTTGGTCATGCCAAGATAGTCGGCGTTGACACTGTGATTTGCCGCATCTGGGATCGTGCTGCGATGGTTGCGGCTGGTCCTGGCGATCACTCGCAGAACTTCCTGTATGAGATTGATCTGAAGACCTTGTATGTGCCGTCCACATTCCCCATCCAGGGCCTTTGCTGCGACAACAAGAGCGTGTATGGGGTGTCAGGAGGCAATGGATTTGCCGTTGAGCCGCGCCGATGCTTCAAGTATGACATGAAGTCTGGTGAAGTTCTTGAAGCAAACATGAACTTCATGGTTGGCTCAACGGAAGCTGCCGCAGACGGCACAGGCATCAGCTATGAGCCAGAAGGCATGCAAATGGTCACCTGGCGCGGCGTAACCCGCGTTTGCGTTGGAATCCGCTCTGGCAGCTCGCTTACCCCTTCTGTGTTCAGGGTGCACGCTCTGGGCTTGATGGATTCTAGCGACCTGAACACCAAGGCATCCGGCATCATCCAGCGCTTCCGCCGTTTGTGGACGGAGATTGGCAACATATATGTGAACTCGCTGCGTCTTTCAATTCGCGCTGGCGTTCCAGGGGCGTATCTGGCTCTTGGAACGAACAACGTTGACGACTTTGAGATCAACCCAACGACACGCGGCCTGCGACCGATGACCAATGGCGAGCAGGATCTTGGTCAAAATTCAAGGTATATGAAAGATGGATATTTCAAGCGTATAATGCTTGCCCCTGGCGTGTTCATAACCGCAGGCAACGGCTCGCCAGAAGGTGTCGTGGAGTCAAGCCCAGGAAGCATATACATTCAGCTTGATGGGGCCTCTGGTGCAACGAACTGGAGAAAGAACACAGGAACCTCGCTCACTGGCTGGGTTGTACTTTCCTGATACCGGGTGAAATATGGACGATAACCAACTAATCGCAGAGCTTGCCACCAAACTGGATGCCGCCATTGTCATGTTCGGTTGGTCGTTCATAGTTATTCAAAAGAACGATCCCAACCAACAAGGCATACCCAGCAGCGGAACTGCGGTGTTTTTTGAAAAGTTGTTTGATATCCCCTATGGAACCTCCATCACAAAGAACTACTTTGATGAAGGCCAGGGGGAGTTCAAAGAGCTTGAGACACAAGTATACCAGTCACACTTTCAAATCAGCGCGCTTGTTCAACAGAACGTCAACGACCTTTCTGTTCCAACCGCGCTTGATGTCGTAAACAAGTTGAAGATGTACCTTGGCAGCAGAAACATCCTGTGGGATCTTGGGTCACGCGGAATAGGTATCTTGCGAATAAGTGATGTGGTCAACCCGCCCATGACAAACGACAAGGATCTGATTCAGCAACACCCAAGCTTTGATATGGTGTTCACATACATCAAGTCCATAGAGTTTGTCGTGCCATATGTGACGGAAGTTGAAGGGGTTGAGATTCCAATATCCAACATAAACGGATTTGACGGAAATGGACAGCCGATCTGATTGGAGGCTGTATGGCATTAAGTGCTGATTCAAAACTCATCAAGGCACACATAAACGCGCTTTCTGCGTTAAAGGGAAAGTCCGTTGAGGCTGGTTGGTTTGAGTCCGACCGATATCCGACCGGGCCAGGAGGTGGCGAAGGAAGGTCGGTTGCAGCCAACGCCCGCTTGCAGGAATACGGCGGCGTTATAGACCACCCAGGCGGAACAAAGTATATTAGGGATGCTGTGGTTGGTGGTCGTTTTGTTGGCACGCGCTTCGTCAGAGACGACTTCAGTGGCGAGCACGAAGTCACAAAAGCGCATCAGATCGTGATTCCTGCCAGACCGTTTATGCGGTTCGCGTGGAGCATGTTCAGCCAAATGCGACTGCAGATTCAGTCCAAAATTGCGCGTGACCTAATTTCCGGCAAAATAACGCCCGACAAAGCGTTGGGTCAAATAGGATTGGCCTTGGAAGGCTGCATTGCAAAGAGCATAGTCAACGGCAATTGGGCGCCAAATGCAAAGTCTACTGTCGCGGCGAAAGGTTTCAACAAGCCACTGATTAGAGACTCTCACATGCTCCAATCGGTCACCAGCAAAGTTACTTAACAGGAGTCACACAAGTGATCAGCCAAACTCGATATATCGACATTGTCACCGGCGTTGGCGCTGGTGCAACTGCCGTGGATCGCAAGTACATCTTGCGAATCATCACCAACAGCGCTTCGATCCCGCCAGGCATCGTTGCAGAGTTCGCCGATGCCGATACTGTCGGCGTGTACTTCGGCATCAATTCCGAAGAGTACAAGCGTGCCGTTGCGTATTTCGGATTCATCAGCAAGCTGGTGACATCTCCAGGCAGCATCAGCTTCGCTCGCTGGGTTGACATCGACATCCCGCCGATGATCGTTGGCGACAGCTTGCCGAAATCGCTCACCGGGCTGAGCGTATCTGATGGCAGCCTCACCTTGAACAACGGTGATGTTGCCGTCCAAATCAACAACATCAACCTGGCCACCGCCACCACGCTGACCGATGTTGCCGCTGCGCTGCAAACGGCCATCCGCGCAAGTGCAAACGCCCAGCTGGCCAGCGCGACGGTGACTTACAACACCAACACCAACCAGTTCGTGCTTACTGGCACAAACCCAGGCTCGGGCGTCCTGACCTGCACCCCAACTGGCCTGTCCACCGACCTTTCGCAAAAAATCGGCTGGGCAACTGCCGGCACAGTTCTGGTGTCCGGCCAATCGGCTGACGCGCCTGAACAAGCCATCGCAAAGTCGGCTGGCATCAGCACCAACTTCGGCTCGTTCCTGTTCGCGGCCAGCACCGGCCAACTCGAAAATGACGACATTGCTGATGTCGCAGCCTGGAACCACGCGCAGAACAACATGTTCATGTACAGCGTGCCGACGCCGCTGAGCAATCTTGGTGTGTTGTTCGGCCTGGTCAAGGGCTATTCGGGCTGCGCACTGAACGTTCTCTCCACGACCATGCCAAACGACTACATTGAGCAGTCGCCTTGCGAAATCCTGGCTGCCACCGACTTCAATCGCCCTTCGGCGAACCAGAACTATATGTTCTATGAATTCGACGCGCGCAATGCCACCATCAGCGATGACCCGACCGCCAACACCGCTGATGCTTACCGTGGCAACTATATCGGTAAGACCCAGGCAAACGGCCAACAGCTGGCATTCTACCAGCGCGGCGTGCTTTGTGGTGGCGTTACTGCTGCCGTTGACATGAACGTCTACGCCAACGAAATGTGGTTGAAGTCGTCCTGTGCCGCCAACATCCTGGCGCTCCTGCGTGCGATGCCGGCCATTCCTGCCAACCCAATCGGCAAAGGCATGATCCTTGGTGTGTTGCAAAACTCCATCGATCTGGCACTTCTCAACGGCGTGATCTCGGTTGGCAAAACCTTGACGGTCCAGCAGCGACAGTACATCACCGCTGTCAGCGGCGACATCAACGCTTGGCGCCAGATCCAGAACGCAGGCTACTGGATCAACGTTGAGTTCCGCAGCGAAGTCAACACCAACAGTGGCCTCACTGAGTGGTACGCAAATTATGTACTGCTGTATGCGAAGGGTGATGCCATCCGCAAGGTCAACGGCAGTGACATTCTGATCTAAGCTGCATGGAGCAGGTTTCCCGTTGGCTTCCTGCTCCAGCCGCGTTATAATTCGCCTTACACAGGAGAGGCAACATGATCAACGTTTCAGGCTTTGGCCTTGTAGCACAGGTGACTGCCACCACAACATTCCCCGCCGGATTTCCGGTGACCGCTTTCGCAGATGACAGCGATCCAATGGAGAGCCCAGACCTGCAAATTGCCGATACCGGTATGGGCCTCAACGGCGACCTGGTTGTTTGGCAAAAAGCAGAAGGCGTGGAAGTGGTGGTGAACGTCATCCCGACCAGCGATGACGATGTCAACCTGGATGCCTTGCTGGAGGCAAACCGCGTCAGCAAAGGCAAAACATCCACCCAGGAGACCATCGGCATTGTCTTCAACTACCCGTCCGGCATGACGGTTACTTGCTCGAAAGGCACCATCGTCAGTGGCAGCCTGGTTCCGGTAGTTACCCAGGCAGGGCGGATCAAAACCCGCCAATACCGCTTCCGTTTCGAGACTGTCACGAAGGCCGGTCAATAATATGTTCCAAGTCCCGCTGGCAACTCTAGCAAATCAATCCATCTCGTTCAACGTTGATGGAGCTTACTGGCAGATTAGACTTTTCCAGTGTGTATCTATGATGCATGCGGATGTCTCCAGGGACGGCGTCAAGTTGATTGACTCTGTTCGTTGCTTCAGCGGGATTCCAATTCTCCCATATCGGCATCTTTATTTGCCAAGGTTCGGGAACTTTGTTTTTGATTCTGATCCAGACTGGACGGAATTCGGCACATCTTGCCGACTTTTTTATCTGACAAATGCTGAGTTGGAAGCATACAACCAGCTCGTGAAGGAGAGCTGATGGCAACTTCAACCCTCCAGGCAAACGAGAACAATGACCTGTTTCTCCCAGACGGAAGAAATCTGACAATACTCACTGGCGCAGCAGCGTGCGAGCAAGACATTAAGCACAAGACGCTGATGCGAACTACTGAGGATATCTACAACGTCGCCAACGGGGTTGACTGGCTTGGCACGGTATTCACACCCCAACAAAATTATGGCGCGGCGCGGCAATCACTGGCAAACGCAATTGTGTCTTGCCCTGATGTAGTTAGCATAAACAGTTTGACCATAACCATAGAAGAGAATGATTTCAACTTTGTTGCCGAAATCATGACAATCTATGGCCCATTGACAGTGAGGAAGTGACATGAAAACGAAGAACCATATGGTGCAATTCGCTGGCGGCGTCCTGGTAATGGCCAACAACAACAAGCGCATCAACGAGCCTTTGCCGACCTTCAACCCGACCTTGGACCAGCTTCCTGCGAACCCCTTTGCATCCACCGTTGAGCCGGTGGATGCATCGCTGACCCGTGAGCAGATCGAAGAGCAGCGCCGACTTGAGCAAGAGGCAGCTGACAAGGCCGCTGCGGATGAGTCGGCCCGCTTGGCCCAGGAGGATGCCGACAAGGCCGCTGCAGAGCAGGCCAAGAAAGATGCCGACTCCAAGGCTGCTGCAGGGCAGGCCAAGAAAGAGTCCGATTCCAAAGACACCAAGAAGTAAGGTGCAAGCATGATCAACATCAGCGGATTCGGAACAGGGGTTTACATTGTGGCCCTTGAAACATTCCCACAAGGTTTTTCCGTGTCCCAGTTCGCTGATGATGAGGATCCAATCTCAGCAGAGAACTTGGATGCCATCGGATACGAAATGATGTACGACGGCTCCTTGTTTGCATTTGACAAGGCATCCCCTGTCATCGTTGATGTCGCTGTCATCCCAGGCAGCGAAGACGATGAAAACCTGAAAGTCCTTTTGCAGACCAAAAAGGGCGGCCAGAATTTACTTCCCATCGGTGACGTAACGTCGATGGTCATCAACTATCCGAACAATGGATTTGTTACATTGTCCAATGGCACCATTGTGAATGGCCCGATTGTCGATAGCATCCAGTCGAGCGGGCGCAAAAAGGGCAATGTTTATAGATTCGCATTTGGATCGTTCGCCGGAACGCAGAGCATCAAGCAAGCATTGGCCACGGTCGGCAGCGCGGCGTTGGAAATCTTCTAATGGCAAATAACCTGCTGACAGGCCTGTTCTCAGACAGCAACAAGCTCAAAGTGGTCGATGCTGCAAACAGCAGGCAGGTGATGCCAGACTTTAAGACGAAACGAGTTAACATTCGTTTTCCTTCTAACGTCATGGGTCACACAATGGAGAGTGGTATCACCAAGGTTGATACCAGGGTGATACGTCCAGCCCAGCTCTCAGTCATTGGGTACGCGAACGACGCAAGCACGCTGCTTTCACTTGCGTCCATGCTTAGCAACAGAAACACACTATACACAATAACTTCACGCGGCCTGATCCTTCCAAACATGCTGCTTGTCACCGAAGGTTTGGCCCAATCCCCGGAAGTCATTTCAGCAGCGCCAATAAGACTTGATTTCAAGCAGGTGTTCATTGAGGGAATCGACTCTGTGGTGTTCGCCCAAGCCGCTGACACAAGCCTTATCGACCGTGGCATTGGGTTCCTTGAAGAAGCCCAGGCCGGTGCCGAAGACCTTTGGGCCGACGTTTCACAGAGCTTAAGCGACATTGTAGCCGGCTCTTAACCCGCCTGGAGCTTACCCTATGGCCGCTAACTTAATTACATCGCTGCTAGGAACGCGCCTTTTTAGTGTTCTTCAGGACGCAACAGGATATCCTGCGTTCAGCGATCTAAGTATTGCCAAAGTCGAAATAGACTCTGGCGCGTTGGCCACTGATCACCCAATGTCGACGCAACCAGTAACGGATGAAACAAGCTATCAAACGCTTTTGGATTCTGATCTGCAAACTGGCAAAGTCCTCAGGCCGATGTTTATGCGAGTCACAGCATACTCCAATAACATCAGCACCATTGAGGCGTTGATTCTTGCCCACAAAATCCCTATATACACCTTTTCGATCACAACGAAAGAAATTATTGCAGATAACATGACGCTGCTCAACTTGGATATTGAGCACTCTGACGAAGTTTTGTCTGCGGCGAAGTTGGTCATTGAGTGGCAGCAGGTTGCGCCTTATATACCGGTCAACTTTGATCCTGCAGAGCCAGTAAACGACTCTGTGTACGGAATGCGAATCCAGCAACCAAAGTCCTTGACCGAAGGCGCGGCTGAGTTGTATGATAGGGTTCGAGCCAAAATTGGAAGTCTGTTGTGACAAAAAGCATTGAAATTCAAGTTTCCGGCGATCAAACCAAGATCATTGAAATCGAACTCTTTGACGCATTAGTCGGCTGGGAGATGCAACGGCGTTTCGTGGAGTTTGCCGCGAGTCGTGACGGGCAATATCGACGGGCTTATACCCTTGAGGTTTTGCGATATGCAAAGGTCCGCAACGGCGATAAGCAAATTCCGCTTACAACCGATGCATTGATTGACAACCACTTGCAGTCCTGGCAGAACGTGGAAAAGGTTTTCCAAGGCATTTTGCTGGCCAACGGAATCGATCCAAAGACCCACGCCAACAACCCTGACTACTGGGTGCAGGCAGGTGCTGAGATGGCAATTGCCTTTGTCGCGGAAGCCATTAAACTTATGGGTCCGGCCCTTGTTGCCATTGATCAGTCGAAAGAAGCACAACCCAAGGAGTAATTATTCATGGCGTCCGAACTCGACAAGTTTGTTCTGCAGTATTCGGTCGATTTAAAGGACGCCATCCAGCGCCTTGAGCAGCTGAATGAAAAGGTAAAGAAGACCAACGAAGAGGCAAGTCACGGCAGGAAGGAGTTTGAAGAGTTTGCGAGTGGCGCCTCTGACGAACTCGCTCGCATAATTCCTGGCGTTGACAAGTTGAGCAGCGCAGTAAGGGTTATGCGCGGCCAGTTCGTTCTTGCTGGAGTGGCGGTGGGCGCACTGGCTGTCGGCGTCAAGGCCGTCATGAACTATCGCGAACAACTCTCACAGCAGCGCCTGGAAGGCATGGGCGTTGGCGTATCAGGTGTAAGGCTTGAAGAGTACCAGCGAAAGTTTGTCAAGAACTCTGACGGCAATGTAAGCCGCGAACAGACTGCAGAGGGCGTTCGCGGCTTCACCCAGTTCCTGACAAGCGCCTATACCGACCCAACCCGTATGGGGACCGAGGCCCGAACCCTGCGAATGCTTGGCATTGACCCAGGAGCAAGGGGCAAGGGGCAGACCGGAACCAACGACGCGCTAACCCAGCTCGCAACCAAGTTCCAAGGCATGAGCAAGCAGGAAGTCCAAGGCATTGCAGACTCGCTCAACATGTCCAAGGACTTTGCCTTGACGCTGCAAAAGCTGGGGCCTTCAGTCGGCAAGGTCACTGAGATGTCCGCTTCAGAAATTCAGAAGCGCACCGAATCCGAAAAGACCATGGCAAAGTTCAATGACACTCTCGCCCAAATGGGTGAGAAGTTCAAAGAAATTGAACAGATTCTTGCACAGAAACTCCTGCCAAACTTTACAAGGCTTGTTGGCTTGATGAGTCATTTTGCCGATCTACTGCCGAAAGGCATACAGATGGCAGAAGAGATCAACAAACGAACTGGCACTGTGCCGATGACAGAGGGTCTTGTAAAGAACTTCATCATGCGGCCTGGCCTGTTCTCTTTGTGGGATAAGGTCAAAGACGGAAGTTGGCTCCCAGACTTCCTGTCCAAAAAGGATGGCGACAAACCTGCCAAACCGGTTCCAGTAGTCCTCAACGACAACAGGGGATCTGAACAAGGCAAGGGCGCAGATAAAGTCGGCGAAGCTGCTGACAAGTTGATTGACCAGGCAGACAAAAGCAACGCTTCTGGTAAGCAGATTGCAAGTGACATGCAACTGGCGATTAACATGTTCTCTGGTGCTGTAGCTACATTCGCCAACGCCATCGATGAGCGCCAGGCGTGGGCATCCTGGGCAGGCGAAATCGGGCGAGCCGCTGGGTTGGGTACGCAGGCCGCTGCCAACAATACCATCGGCCCTGGCCAATCCTCGCAGTATGATGCAATCATCGAAAGGGCCGCTGCCAAGTGGGGGATCTCATCCGACCTAATCCGTCGCGTCATCAAGACCGAAAGCTCATTCAACCCAAATGCCATCAGCGAAGTTGGCGCCGAAGGGCTGATGCAGATCATGCCAGCAAACAAGCGCGGACTTGGAATTTCCAACTCGTTTGACCCAGAGCAAAACATCATGGGTGGCGCCAAACTTCTGGCTGATAACCTTAAGGCAACTGGCGGCAACATAAGGGAAGCATTGATGATGTATCACGCAGGCCCGGATAGGACCGGATGGGGACCAAAGACCAATGCTTATCCTGGAAAGGTGCTCGGGGACTCCACGCCAACGAGTATTGGCGAATCGCGCAACAAGATGCAGTTGAACTCTGTCCAAGAAAACATGGCAGCCCGTCTTGGCGTTCCATCTGGCCAGCTCCGTCTCGGTGGCGTCAATCGCGGCGATGTTGAATGGACTCGTCAACAACTTGATGCAGGCTATCAGAACCAGATCGCCGACTTGCACCGACAACTTCAAACCGTTGGCCTGCCGCAACAGCAAAGGTCAGCGCTTATGACCGAGCTTCGTGAGCAACAGACGGGCCTTGACCTGATGCGGAAGTTCGGCGACAACGTCGTCAACCAAGCCCAACCAGGCGACCGCTCGATCACCATTGGAGAGCGCGCCATCGTTATCAACGTTAATGGCTCTGGCGACCCCA